GAATTCAGAGGATTAACTTTGAACAACGAAGGTCATGTTATCAGAAGACCATTCCATAAATTCTTTAACTATAAAGAAAGTGAATCTATTCTAAAAGAACAATCTGCTTTTAGAGGTCCTTTCAATGTAATTGATAAGATGGATGGTTCAATGATTGCTCCATTTTTATCGGATGGCGAAATTATCTGGGGAACTAAAATGGCGGCACCAGATTTTCATGAAGAAGTAGCTGATTTTGTTAATCATTCTGATGCCCATTATAGACTTTTTACTCTTGCTACAATAGGATATAATGCAACACCAATTTTTGAATGGATTTCGCCAGATAATAGAATTGTTGTTAAGTATAAAGAGCCAAAACTTGTTCTAACAGGAGTTAGACATAATATCACTGGTAAATATGCTTCATACAAAAGCATAAAGCGTGCAGCAGAATCTTGTGACTTTGAAGTTGCTCCACTACGTGAGTTTTCAACAATTGAAAATGTGGTTGAACATAATTCAGATACTTCAGACGAAGAAGGACATATTGTATTTTTCTCTGATGGTAATATGTTAAAGATCAAATCCGATTGGTATATTGATTTGCATAAAATGAAAGAAAATGTTCACCGTGATCATGTTCTTTCTCAAATTATTTTACGTAATGAATTGGATGATTTATTACCAAAAATGGATGAACATGACCTGCAAATTGTTAAAGAAACATCAGATGAGTTAGATTATATTATGACTTATATGATTGATAATCTTAACAAAATTTATGATTCAATTGATAAAGATTCTAAAGATGCAAAGAAGAATTTTGCATTAGATGAGAATATAAGCAAAGAAAATAAGACACTTATATTTTCTATATGGAATAGAAATCTAAATGCTTCAGATGTTGTTAAACAATTCTTATTGTCATCAGCATCTAAAGAAAAAAGATGGAAGGATTTTAAAAATGAATACTTCAGCTGAAAAAGAAAAACAACTATTATATACAATTAATGGTGAAAAAATGTCTAGATCTGAGTTTATTAAAAGAACTCAGATCAGACGTATGACAATGAAAGAACTTAATGAACATTTAGGTTTTATTGTCGAAATTATTGAATAAAGTATTTACTTTATTTTAAAACTATGTTATTATGAATAATAAATAAAACAAGGAGAATATATGAGCTCAAATCGATTTAAATCTTTTATCGAACGTATTGAACGTTTAGAAGCAGAAAAGAAAAATCTTGCTGACGACATTGGCGAAATTTATACAGAAGCCAAGGACGAAGGTTATGATACAAAAGCAATGCGAAAAGTTGTATCTATCAGACGAATGGATCCCGCTGAAGTTGAAGAACAAGAAGCGATTATCGAAACCTACATGAGTGCGTTGAAATAATGGAAGCTAAATATATCGATCATTTAGGCGATGATTTACGTGTAGTAAACGCCGCTAGAGTTTCTTTTGATAAAGAATCATCATGGGAACGAGAAGAACCATATGCTGCTGACATGGATTTATTTCCATTAAAGGATAAAATTTTATCAGAAAAAGATACTAAATTAATTAGTTATCTCGCTAAGCATGGACATTGGACACCTTTTGCTCACCCTCAAATTACAATCAGAGAAACAGTTCCTATTTTTGTTGCTCGTCAAAGATTTAAACATACGGTTGGTTTTGCTTATAATGAAGTAAGCCGTCGTTATGTTTCGGATGAGCCTGAATTTTTCGTTCCAGATTCTTGGCGTAAAGCTCCCACAAATGGAGCTAAGCAAGGCAGCTCAGATGACTTTGGTGAAAATGATCAAACTCATTTTACTAACCTTTTAAAGACAATTCATGATCAATCCGTAGAAAATTATAATGCACTAATCGTTCAAGGAATGGCTCCAGAACAAGCACGTATGATTTTACCTCAATCTATGTATACATCATATTACGTAACTGGTTCTTTAGCTGCATGGGCAAGATCTTATAAAGCACGTATTGATGCACATTCTCAAAAAGAAATTCAGGATTTAGCTAAGCAATGGGGAAATGTTATTGAACCATTGTTCCCGGTATCATGGGCAGCACTAACACAATAAACTAAAACAGTCCTTCCTATAAATATTATTTTATAGGAAGGATATACAATGAGTTATAAGGTAAAAGGACACAAATTATACGATAGTGATGATAAAATTAATCACTTGGACACTAAAAAGAAATCCAGAGGCGCTATGAAGCCAAAATATCTGGTAATGCATTATACGGCATCAGATAATTTTGAAGGCGATGTAAGAACACTATCAACAGCTTCAACTCAAGCATCATGTCATTTAGTACTATCTCCAGAAGGAGAAATTACACAAATTGGTAAATTTACTGATGTTTTATGGCATGCTGGAAAATCAAAATGGAAAAATATCAGTGGTTTAAATAGATATTCTATTGGTATTGAAGTTACTTCCCCAGGACCAGTTGAAAAAGTAGATGGTGGTTTTAAAACATGGTATGGTAAAATCGCAAAAAGCGACTACAATTATGTTTTTGCTAAGCATAAAAATGGCGGCAGAAAGAAATATTGGGCAGGATTTACTGACAAACAAATCGAAGTTCTTAAGGAATTAGTTCCGTTCTTAATGAAAGCCTATAAGTTGGATGACGTATTAGGACATGACGACATTTCGCCACTTAGAAAACAAGACCCAGGTCCATGTATGCCAGATGAGCTATGGGATTTCTTTAAAGGTAGAGATGCAGATACAGATGATGAAGTAGAAGAAGCAAGTAATGTTACTTCTATTGAAGAAGAAAAATCGGAAGGCAAATTTATAGTAACACTGCCTGATGAAGATGATAGTTTAAATGTAAGAAGATCTCCTGGTGGAGATAAAATTGGTAAAGTATATCACAATTTAGTTGTTGATGTTCTTAAAACACAAGGAAATTGGTCCTTTATCAAAACTCCAGGTGGTTATAAAGGATGGGTTTATAGCTCATATCTTATGAATTACACAGACTAACCGATATAATTATTATAAATTGATACGCACATTTCTTGTAGTGTGCCGTTATCGGAACTTATAGTAGCATTATCAGTAAAGGAGCTTAGACCTTTTAATATTCTCATAAGTGTTTTTCTTTGATTTTGTGTCATAAAGAAACTACCAGCTTCATGATCATTAATAGAATAAGCTCCTTTATCATCTCCACCCATTATTAAAATGGTTTGAGATTTACTACCATGAATGTTACCAGCGAAATCAATAAAGGTTCCACTAATTGAAGTACTTTGATTAAATTTTGTATTAGTGAATTTAAATGTCATTTCATTAAATCCACTACCATATTCTTCAATGTTCATTAATTAATCCTTTATTATATTTATAAAATGAAAGAAAAAAATGCAATTACTATTAGACGTAGATGGCGTGATACTAAATTGGGTGAGAGGATTCGAAATTTGGATCAAAAAGAATCACTTTCCAGAACATGGCCATTTTAATTGGGAAAAAGATAACGCAAAAGTTGATGACTATGACATTTGCGCAAGATACGGAATTAGTCCTACTATCTTAAATCATTATATTAAATTATTTAACAATTCACTTCACTTTCAGGATTTACCCTCTATGCCAGGTATGTATGAAGCATTGACTGGTCATATTGCTAAAGGATATCCTAAACCTCATACAGCGTCATCATATTCTGCATGTAAATATGCAAAATTAGCAAGAATTAAAAATCTTAAGCAAGCATGGCCACATTTTGGTAAACATCATCAATTAGATCTATACGAAGACAAAATTAGTGTATTTAAACAATATCAAGACTATGATTATAGAGTAGTTTTTATCGATGATAAACCAAGTAATGTTGAAGATGCGTTAAATAATAATATAGAAGCGTACTTATTTAATCAACCATATAATAAAACATCTAAATTACCAAGAATATCTTGGAAACATCTTGAAGAAAGGCTCAAATGATAACAAGAGAAGAATCAGTACAAGCGTTCGAAGCTTTAGAAAAATATCAAACAAAAGCTGCGGCTGCTAGAGAATTAGGTATCGATCCTCGCACGCTTAGTCGTAGAATTGATCGATACTATGCTGATCCTGAAGCTACAGTTTATAAAGAATGTAAAGAGAATGGCATTCCTTATGATGAAGTTTCAATGGCATGGGTAAAAGGTAAAAACATCAGTTTGCTATGGAAGAATAACAAGCAGATGTCATATGAAGATATTCGAGATTCATTCATTGAAGAAATGAAAAATCACGCACCGGTTTATTCAAATGATATGTTTAATAAAAACATATTTAAAGACGAAAATAATCTACTTATTATCGATGCAGCTGATGTTCATATTGGTAAGCTTGCCAAATCATATGAAACAGGTGGCGATGAATATAATACTGAAAAAGCAGTCGAAAGACTTCAATTAGGAATTGAACGTCTTGTATCAAGAGCATCATCAGCATTTGGATTTGAAAAGATTGTATTTGTTATTGGTAATGATATCATTCATATCGATAAACCAAATAGAACTACAACTTCAGGAACCCCGCAAGACACAGATGGTCAATGGTGGGAAATGTTCTTGGCGGCTAAGAAAGCTTACATTAAAGCAATTGAAGTTATGATGACATTCTCTGAAGTCCATGTTGTTTTCTGTCCATCAAATCATGATTATATGTCTGGTTGGATGTTAGCCGATACTATTTCTTCTTGGTTTAATAATGTCGAAAGAGTTTCATTTGGCGAAGATAACAAATCAGTATCCATTAATCATAGAAAATATATCGTTTATGGTAACAATCTTATTGGATTTACTCATGGCGATGGCGCTAAAGAAAAAGATTTAGCTAATCTTATGCAAATGGAAGCTCGCCAGCATTGGGGTAAAACTAAATTTGCATATCTATACACACACCACACTCATCACAAACATAGAAAAGTTAATAAGCAATTGATTGAAAAAGATCACATTGGCTTCACTATTTTGTCGCCTTCCTATGTACAAGACCCTGAAAATAGTGTATATATAGAAACTGTAAGAAGTCCTTCTCCGGCTGACGGCTGGCATTCTAGAAATGGTTATATGAATTTCCCTGCTATTGAAGCATTTATTCACAATGACAAAAATGGACAAATTGCAAGATTAACAGAATTTTTTGTGGAATAGAATATGAGTATTGATTTTAACGAAACAATTGAAGTTATTATTGAGGGTATGAAAACCGAAATAAAAGTGAAAGGTAATGCCATTGATGGTGACATTACCATCACTGAATACGATTATTGTGATCTTGATTTGCAAACAGCTATGGACTGTAATATTGAGATTTCAAATCAAGTATATAGCTTTTTAAATAAAAAATATTCCGATAGTTCAAAATTGAGAGAGAATTTACAATATGTTGATGACCAGCTTTCTTTACTAGAAGCAATGCTTGGTCCTTATATAAAATGGAATTCTGATCATGTCAATCTACATTAAGGATGATTTTTTTAATAAATAATAAAGAATGAATGAGCGTAAACAAGTATTTTGATTTGTTTATAGGACCCGGGTGCAATACCCGGCAGCTCCACCACAAAGAGCGCAGGCTGTCTTTTAGACGGATGGTTGCGGGAGTGAAAAGTAAAAACTGCGCTCTTTTTGATGGGGCTGAAATAGGATCGACTAAAACAATAGATCTATTTGCGCTTCAGTGTTGTTACTGTAAAAGACTAAAACACGTAAATGCAAACGATAACAATGCATATGTTGAGCAGCTAGCTGCCTAACGGAGTTTGAGGGGAACTTGGCAACAGAATCCCCTCACCATTTTTATAAATAACTATATGTGGTATTATAAAAATAAAAAATTTGAAAAAGAAGATATTCCCGAAAATGTTATAGGCTTTGTGTATTGTATTACAAACACAATTACCAATAAAAAGTATATTGGGAAAAAAATATTTTTCAACACTGTGAAAAGACCACCTCTTAAGGGTAAAAAGCGAAGAAGAATATCTAAAGTAGATTCCGATTGGCTTACTTACTATGGTTCTAATGAACTCTTAAAGGAAGAAACATCAAATCAAGACAGCTTAAAAGATTATAAACGTGAAATTTTATACTTATGTGAAAATAAAGCTGAAATGAGTTATCTAGAAGCTAGGGAACAATTTTTAAGAAATGTTCTTTTAAGTGATGATTATTATAATGGTTGGATATCCTGCAGAGTTACTCAAAGAGGATTATCTAATGTTGATAAAAAGTTTTCATGATGAAGTAGAAGGCGAAACCCTACCAATAATTGAAGGCGAATGTGTAGTTTGTGAAGCTCCAAATTCTTTAATTATTAAATCAAATAAAATAATATCACAAAAAACTTCAAAGATAAGCTTTACTTGCTTGTCATGTAAAAACAATTTCAATTATATAATAAAGGAAGACGAATGAATATCGTAATATATGGAAAGTCAAATTGCTCTTATTGTAAATTAGCTGAAAGAGCATTACAGCAAAAATCAATCCCATATCAATATAAATCAGCTGATGCTCCAGAAGTAGTTCAACACTTAATTGAAAATGTTTCGCCTTCAATTAGAAGTGTTCCTGTGGTACTTGTGGATGGTGTTTATATCGGTGGATATGAAGAGCTTCAAAATCACATTAGAAATAACTTATATGAAGAAAATGGCGAATATACAAATATTTTAAAAGGATAGGAGAATACATGAAAACCTTAGATAATGTAAACATTGAAGATGCTAAAAATAAAGTTTCTGATATTAAAGCGACAGGTAATGGTGATACATTTCAATTGATTTGTAAAGTATCAAGCGAAGAAGAAGGCTGGATGAAATCCACAAAGGCTATGGAAGTAGAAGGTTCCGGAGTTGTTATTCAGGTAACAACACAACAAAAGAATGCCGATTCTAGTTATAGCGTAGCTGAAGCATTAACATTTGTTCCTAATGCATCTATCGGTTATGATAGTTTAGGCAACAAACAAATCGTTGGTGACGTACCAGGAATGATTAGTGTTAAACAACTAAGAGATGCTTTGATTTCTAATTCAAAAGGTGTTGCTGTACACTTTACTAAAAGTGATGGAAGCCAACGAGAAATGCATTGTACTCTTAATGCGCTACATCTTCCAGCTCCAACAGAAGCGACAAAAGAGAAAAAGGAACGCAAGAAGAGCGAAGATCCTAATCTTTTCGTAGTATGGGACCTTGATAAAGAAGCTTGGCGCTCATTCAATTACCAAAATGTATTTAAGATTGAAGTTAAATAATGAGTGCTATCAAAACATACGTAAAAAAACCTGTAAAAATTCAGGCAGCTCCATATAAATATCCTTTGTCAGGCGAACTTAAAGCCTGGCTAGGAAAAAATGCTGGTAAAGAAACACCAGGTCAGCTTCGCATTACGACATTAGAAGATGGCACAGGTGTTGAAAACCAAGTAGATCATATTGCATCTGAAGGTGATATGATTATTAAGGGTGTTGATGGCGAATTCTATCCATGTAAACCCGATATTTTCAAGAAAACCTATTTTGATTCGAAAGATTAAAAATGATGACTAAAGGAATAGCATGTCTAAAATTGTAGATGGTGAACTTATTATAAACGAGCTCTGTGAAAATGCCATGGGCGGTACAGAGCTTATGATTAATAGAATGATAAACAACATTCCAAAAAAGTATTTTAAGGGATATGAAATTATTCATTCAAGAATTCCAGATGAATTATCTAAAGATCATGAAACTATTTTAGTATGTCATGATCTACCAAATGATCCGATGTATGCTAGACTAGCCGACAAAGAATTTCAAAGTCAATTTTATAAATTTGTATTTGTCTCTAATTGGCAAATGCAATATTTTAATATGTCTCTGGGTATTCCATATTCAAAATCAGTTGTAATTAAGAACGCAATTGAACCATTTGATATTAGAGCACCAGAAGGACCGCCCGAAAAAGTTAAGCTGATATATCATACAACTCCTCATAGAGGCTTGAGAATTTTATTACCAGTATTTGAAACATTAAGCAAAACTAAAAATATTGAATTGAATATCTATTCTTCATTTGAGATTTATGGATGGGCTGAACGTGATAAAGAATATCACGATCTTTTTGAAAGAGCAAAGAGACATCCTAATATCAACTATTACGGATATAAATCAAATGAAACTGTTAGAAAGGCACTAACAGAGAACCATATTTTTGCATACCCTTCTATATGGCCTGAAACATCATGTTTGGCTGCTATTGAAGCAATGTGTGCTGGTCTCCATGTAGCAAATCCAAATTACGCGGCTCTATCAGATACGTGTGCAACATTCGGCACGAACTATCAATGGAGCGAAGATATTAATGAGCATGCGAATAATTTTGCTCATATATTGCTATATCTCATTGATCATATTGAAAAAAATGGTCTGGACAATACCACACAATCCAGTATATGCAACGAGATTTTTGGTGTGGAATTGATGACCAAACAATGGATCAATATTTTAAAAAAATAACTATTTACTTTTAGCCATAAATATATTATAATGACTTTATCAAATAATCAAAAGGATTTATATTATGGCTAAAAGCATGACTCTTATCAAAAAAGCTAAGAAAGCTCCTCGCAAGTCTAAAATTCAACAAAATATTATTGATAAAAAATCAATGGGTGAAGAACCTACGGTGAATGAAAATTCCACCAATATCGAAATGATTTTGGCATTCAATTGGTATAATTATATGACATCTCGTAAAGATGTTATTAAATGGCTTCTAGAATATGTTTCAGAAGATGAAGCATCCCATATTTCAAAATTGAAAGAATCATATATCAATAAAACATGTTGCTATATTGCTAGATTGATTTTGAATGAAAATAAAGTTCCCGATTATTGTAAAGAAAGCCTTCAAAATCATATCGGTCATCTCATGAGCACCGAAGTTATCAAAGTCGATACAACTAAAGTTGAAGTTGTGAAAGCATATAAAGAAACTAAAGGTGATCTAGCGATTGCTGAAATTGATGAAGCTTATGATAAGCTAGATTCTGAGTTTTCTACATATAATTACTTATCACAAAATGATGTTCCGAAAGTATATTGTGCTTCAATTGAATCATATTATACTCCACTTTTGGCTGAACTCGATGCTGTTCTTATTGGAAAAGATAAAGAACTTAAAGAAGGCTATGCTTGTTATTCTAAACCTCAATTGAAAAAAATGAAAAAATACATTGAGGATATTTTATCAGATGTTTCACGATATTCAGATAATAAGAAAACAGCTCGTAAGCCTCGCAAACCGAAAAAGATTTCTTCAGAAACAATTTTGAAGCATCTTAAATATTGTAAGGAAGATACTGAAAATCAAATTGTATCTATTGATCCTGAACGTATTTTGAATGCAAGTGAACTATTTACATATAATGTGAAATACAAAGTTCTTACAAAATTCGTTGCTAAGAAAGGCGAAAAGCTTAAGGTCCATCGTTCAGCAATTACTAACTTCGATGAGAAGCAAAGTAAATCTAAACGAGTTGGTCGAAAAGGAAAAGCTGTTATTGAAACAATTCTAAATGGCTCAATGACAGATCGAAGAAAAGTGTTCGAACAGGTTAATACAGATTTTATTAAAATTCCTGATCGTTGTAATGATAATGTAGTTCTACTTTGGACTAAAGTATTTAAATAGGAAATAAATGATATTAGTTGATTTTTCTCATATAGCTATGCATAAGTATTTTGCAATAGCAACTGGTAATAAGGTAGATTTTGAAGAACTACGATACGAAGTTATAGATTCATTGAGAAGAATCAACTCAGCATTCAAAAGAGATTATGGAAAACTTATTATATGTTGTGACGGTAAAAATTCATGGCGTAAAGATATTTTCCCCTTTTATAAAGCCAATAGAAAAAAAGATAGAAAAAAATCAAAAATTAATTGGGAAATTCTAATTAAAGATATTAATGAAGTTAGAGATGATTTAAAAGAATATTTTAATTGGCCAACAATTCATTTAGACAGAACTGAAGCTGACGATATTATTGCAACATTATCCTATGCTTCTCCTGAAAATCATATTGTTATTTCATCAGATAAAGATTTTGTTCAACTTGAAATAGTTAAAGATAACATTAGAATTCACGATTTCTTTAATGATAAGAATATAAATGTTGACGATCCTGAAAGACACTTATTTAATCATATTATTAAAGGCGATGGCGGAGATGGCATTCCTAATATTTTTTCCGATGATGATACATTCTTAGATGATAATAAACGACAAAAATCAGTTAGAATGAAAATGCTTGATGAATGGTATGAGAAAAAAAAAGATCTAGGACTATCATATTTTATTTCAGAAACTGATCAAATTAATAAATATAATAGGAATAGAAAAATTATTGATTTAAGAAAAATTCCTAAATCTATTACAAAGAGTATTTTAGAAGAATACTCAAATGAAAAAGATAAAAATAATGATGTGTCTAAATACTTCTTAGGAAGAAATTTAGGTAATTTATATGAAAAAGTAGGAGAATTAACAAATTGAGCACGCGAATTGAGACAAGTAAAAGACAAATTTATGATATTTTAAAAGATATTTCAAACATTAAAAATAAAGATGAGAGAGCTCAAGCTGTTAGAATCGCATGTAAGCGAATTGGTACTATTGCAAAATTATTGCAATTAGTCTATCATAAAAACTTCAATCTAGATTTACCTGACAAGACAATTCCTGATAACCTTTGGAAAAGATCGAGTCATGACGAATTCGGTATTCTTTATAATATTATCAATAGAAGAAAATTGTTCAATATTAGTAAGGAGAGCGGTGTAGCAAGTCCAAGAAAAGAATCAATTTTCATTGATATTCTGGAATCCGTTGGTAGAAAAGATGCTGATTTAATTTTAGCTATTTTAGCTAAAGAACTTCCATTCAAAAATCTAAACGAAAAATTTATTAAGGAAACATTACCAGAACTATTTTTCGCAGAAGAACAAGAGAAAAAAACTAAGAGCAAATAATGAGTAAATTTAAAAGGTTTTTAAAAGATTTAGACGAAGATAAGGATTACAAATCCGAAAACTCTAAGAAGAAAACCAAAAATGAGCATATCATTAAAAAGCAACAACGTAATAGAAAAAGAAAACACTTGGATAAATAATGCCAACATATACTTTTGTCAACTCTAAAAACAATGAAGAAGTCACACTATTTCTTTCTTTAAAAGAAAGAGAAGAATTTCTGAAAGAAAATAAGTTATTCTATCAGAAAATGAACCCATCGCATCTAGTTTCAGGTGTCGGTGGTCTTAAGCCGGACGAAGGATTTAAGGATATATTACGTACAGTAAAAAAGCTTAATCCTGGGTCTAATATAGAGGTGTAAATTTTTGTTATGATTCTGCGAAAAATAAGGAGTCATATTTGTACAATAAACCTAGAAAGAAAAAAAGACAAAAGAAAAATTCCAATAGCTCTAATGTAAGTTTAGATATAATTGAAGTAGAAGCTAAAACGAAAAATCAAGAGTTAATGATTAAATCTCTTGAAGATAATGATGTTGCATTGGTTCATGGATTTCCAGGCACTGGTAAAACTTTCATTTCGTTATATATGGCTTTGACTGAAATTGATCTTAATCCTGATTTTTATAAGAAGGTTTTAATTTTAAGATCAGCAGTATCTAGTAGAGATATGGGTTTCTTACCAGGAAATGTTAAGGAAAAAATGAAGGAATTCGAAGTTCCTTACATTGAAATTGTAAATAAATTGTATAATAGAGACGACGCTTGGGGCATTCTCAATCATAAAGATATGATTGAATTTGCTCCATCTTCTTTTTTAAGAGGAAGAACTCTTGAAAACACAATCATTATTGTTGATGAATTTCAAAACATGAGTTTCCAAGAACTAAATACAATCATTACTAGAATGGGAGAGGATAGTAAACTTATAATTCTCGGTGATACGGGACAAGACGATCTTACAAGCAAAAGATATAACGAAGAATCAGGGGCTTCTAAAATTCTGGAGGTATTTTCTAAATTGAATGTTCCGGTAATTAAAATGGAAGCTGATGATATTGTAAGATCAGGATTTGTTAAAGAATATATTTGCGCATTATATGATATTTAATATTTACATTTATTAGAAAATGTATTATATTAAAATTAATAAAGGAGATTTCTTTATGGAATCTCCTTATTTTTTAGGAGAGAAATGTGATTAAATTTGGAAAAATTAAACAATTTAGAGATGTAATTCATGAAGTGTCCAATGATACTTTTTATAAAAATGCAGATCGAGACGAGAACGGACAAATCATTCGTTCCAAAGCAGTTACTCAACCAACTATTGAATTTTATGGAACTGTGAAAATTCATGGTACCAATGCTTCATGGGTCTTTGATGAAGAAACACAATCTATTACATGTCAATCACGAAATCGTGAATTAACTCCAGGAAATGATAATCTTGGATTTGCTACATGGACCGAATCTGTTAAAGATGATGTTTTAAAATATTTTATTAACTTAGGATTTGGATCACATCATAAAAGAAAAGTTGTGGTTTATGGAGAATGGTGCGGTCCTGGTATTCAAAAGGGTGTAGCTGTTTCTGATCTTGAGAATAAAATCTTTGTAGTTTTTCGTATTAGTGTTATTGATGGAGAAGATACAGAAGAATATTTTGCTGATTTTGGCATAAAAACTTATTTAAATAAAATTAAAAATGTATACTCATCTTCTCAATTTGAAACTTGGAACATTAAAATTGATTTTAATAACCCAAAGCTTGTTCAAAACGCTCTTATTGAAATCACTGAAAAAGTTGAAGCGGAATGTCCAGCCGCAAAACATTTTGGAATTAGCGGTGTTGGCGAAGGCGTCGTTTGGACTGCAATTCATGATGACAAATTATATTGCTTTAAAGTTAAAGGCGAAAAACATTCTGTTTCTAAGGTGAAATCACTAGCTCCGGTTGATCTTGAAAAAATCGCAAGTATTAATACCTTCATTGATACAGTTGTTACCGAAAATCGTTTAAATCAAGGTGTAGATTACCTTAAAGAAACTGGTAAAGAAGTTTCAATTAAATCTACTGGCGATTTTCTTTCTTGGTTCATTAATGATGTTAGAACTGAAGAAGCTCTTACAATTACTGAAAATGACTTTAATGAAAAGACTCTTAATAGAGAAATTTCTAAAAGAGCTCGCGTTTGGTATTTTGAATATTTAAATAAACTAACATTTGGTGATGAATGAGATTTATTGGAGACATACACGGTAAATTAGACCAATATAAAACAATCATCGATTCGTGTGACGAAAGCATTCAAGTCGGTGATTATGGAATTGGATTTGTTGATAATACATTAAGAGATACAAATCATAAATTTATTCGCGGTAATCATGATAATCCTAAGCTTTGTAAAAAAGAACCTAATTGGATTAAAGATGGTACTTTTGAAGATGATATTTTTTACATTGGAGGAGCTTCTTCAATTGATAGAGCTATGAGATATGAAGGTGTTAATTGGTGGCGAGATGAACAGCTTTCATTCGAGGAATTATATAATTTATATCAAAAATATTCAGAATATAAACCCGATATCGTAGTGTCACATGAATGTCCTGATATTATTTCAGATTCAATTATGTCTAAAGCTGGATTGGGTAAATTTAAAGATAATTCAAGAACTAGAGACGCATTGCAAAATATGTTTATGCTACATAAACCTAAATTATGGATATTTGGTCATTGGCACTTTAATTTTGATGAAGTTATTTTAGGAACTAGATTCATTTGTTTAAACGAATTATCATACATTGACATTGATATGGATGATTTGTCAAAAGGAGAAATTAAGAAAGGTAAATAATATGAATAAGTCAAAACTTAACTCTAATGAATGGATGAAGCGAACTCTTTCTAATATTGAAACTGATCCACCATCATTTTATCATACTAAACTTTTGATTAAAGAAAATTTAATTGAAATCGTGAAAATTAAAAATAAGCCAGGAAAAGGACGGCCAAATAACAGTTATGTTTTAACTGAAGCTGGTAGACAAAAATTAAATAATATTTAATATTTACTATCAAAGTGAATCGTGTTATAATTATAAAGTTAAATTAGGAGTATTAATGGAAATTCACTTTACGAGCAACAGTAAAAACTTTAAGGCTGTTTTTGAAACCTTTTCAAAAAAAGAAATTGACAAATGGAAAACATTAATTAAATGCATCGATCCATTTGTTTCGTTTAACAAAGAAATTTTATTAAAGGAATAATATGCAACAATATGCTTATCCAGGCGACTATGTCGTCTGTCTCACTGATGAATACAAATATTTAAATAAAGGTTCAGTTTATAAAGTTGATAAAACCAGACTTAGCCCAAATGGAAATATGAACTATCAAATTGATCGTTTATACTATTGGTATGGTAAATTTAAAAAAGTAGATGCTGATTTATTTACTGAAAATACTGATAAATATAATTGTAAGGCAACGTTTTGGATTAACGGTAATCCAGTATCAGTGCTTTATAATGAACCACTAACATTCACAAGTGACGGAACAAACTTAATCGTTTCTGATTAATGACCGTCTTAATCATATTATTATTAAGGAGAAGAATAATGAATTTTTTTGCATTTTTTAACGAGCAACGACAAGTACGTCGTACTATTAAAGAACTTTCAAGTTTGTCAGATCGCGAATTAAGCGATATCGGCATTACACGTTCTGATATTAGAGCCGTTGCTAAAACAAAAGTATAAGGAACAATATGGAAGAAAAGAATGAATCTGTACGCGTTCTTGAAGAGTGTATTAATCTTCAAGTAAGCAAAGGTAGAGATTACCAAAATCCAAACTCTAGGGTAAAGCAAGCAATGTATTACCCTAGAGGCTTAGATAGTATAATGGATATTATTCATGCTAAATATCTAAGAATTATTTCCCTAACAGAAGCACAACAAGATCCTAAGTTTGAATCTATTGAAGATTCATTAAAAGACGGTATTAATTATATGTCATTTGCTGCTGCTTATATGAGAGGAGAAATTGATGGGCAAGACCCAAATAAAGATATTTTTAATAAGGAAATAACACCAGATACCCCAGTAAATCATATACCATTAAAATTTAGAACTTAAATCAATTACCCCTCTTTTGCTATAAATAAATATAAAGAGGGGTGTAATGATAGAAAATAAATATGCAAATTGGTATTATAAAATAATATATTATGCAAAAAAGCAAGAAAGAAAAAAAGGTAATATTTACTACGAAAGTCATCATATAATACCCTATTGCATAAGTAAAGATAATTCAAAAAATAATTTAGTTCTTTTAACTCCCAGAGAGCATTTTATATGTCATTTGCTTTTAACTAAAATGTATATCGGAGAAAATAAACAAAAAATGTGTAAAGCATTTTGGTTTATGAGAAAACGATATAAAGATTGTAATTTAAATTCAAAATTATATGAAAATATTAAAAAAGAATGGAGCAAAAACCAGTCTATATTAAATAAAAAAATGTGGAGCAACAAAGAAATAAGAGAAAAACTTATTAAAAAGAAAATAGGAAGAAAAAATACAGCCGAAACTAAATTATTAATGTCTAAATCTGCTATAGAAAGACATAAAAATAATCCTTTAAAAGAAGAATCTATTATTGCCATTAAAGAAAAACTTACAGGGAGAAAATTGGATCCCAAACATGTAAGTGCTATTTCAAATGCCATGAAAGATAAAAATAAAGGACCCCAAAAAAGAAAAGAATGTCCATACTGTAAAAAAATAGTTGGAATAAGTGCATGGACAAGATATCATAATAAAAACTGTAAGGAAAATAAATAATGAAAGACGTAAAAGATATTAGAATAGCATTTGCATCTAAATATCAGAGAAAAGAGTTTGTAATGGATAAAACAGGTTCAAAAACTATTGAACTTGTTGGAGAATCATTTAAAGCTGATGAAGAATGTATCTTCGGAACTTTAAATAAAAACTATGCCGAAACTGAAATCGCTTGGTATAATTCACTATCTACCAATATTAACGACATTTATGATGATAGACCTGCTCCAAAAGCATGGAAATACGCAGCAGATGATCATGGAAATATTAATTCCAATTACGGTCATTTGATTTTCTCACCATTATATTTTTCACAGTATGCTGAAGCTGTCTATGAATTGGAAACAAATCCAGATTCAAGACGTGCTACAATGGTTTATACAAGACCTTCTATTTGGGAAGAGTATAAAAGAAATGGTATGAGTGACTTTATTTGTACAAATGCTGTAAACTATGTAATTAGAGATGGTAAAATTCATGCTACGGTACAAATGAGAAGTAATGATATTTGGGCTGGTTATCGTAATGATAGATATTGGCAAAAATATGTATTGGAATTAATGGCAGAGCAACTTGAAGTAGAAGTTGGAGACATTAATTGGCAAGTATCATCGCTTCATATGTATGAAAAAGATTTCTATCTTTTACATCATTTTATTGAAACTGGCGATACTACTATTAAGAAGTTTGATTATGACAAGTTATACACCCAAGAATGACGTAACTATTGATTCATCTTTAATAGGTAGAAAATGGGCTCATCGTTTCATGGAGCAGGCGAAGCTCATTTCTAGCTGGTCTAAGGATAGAACCAAAATTGGAGCTATTTGTGTTTCTTTAGATAAAAGAATTTTATCAACAGGATATAATGGCTTTCCGGCTGGCATCTCAGATGACGAAAGATTGCTCGATAGAGAAACCAAATATAAATTAGTTATTCATGCTGAATTAAATGTGATTCTCAATGCTGCTAAAAATGGCGTATCTATCAATGACAGTATTGTGTTTATATACGGATTACCTCCATGCAGTGATTGTAGCAAAACTATGATTCAAGCTGGTATTAAGGAAGTATGGTTCATGGTCAATCCTGATGTAGACTCAGAAAAATGGAGAAAGTCTTTCGAAACCTCTAAGGAAATGTTCGACGAAGCCGGAATTCAAACATATGAAATAAAAAAACTATGTACTTTCACATAAAAATGTATTAATATTACAATATGAAAAAATTACAAGACATCGTTTTATACACAAATCCCCAACATAATCTTTTTTATGTTGGGATTTTTAACACAGATATTAGCGCGTCCAGTGCTAGTTTGGCGAAGCAATATTCGAGAGCTAAATACGCATATCAGCAAATGATGGATGATAAAGACGCAAGAGCTTTAAAATCTGGATTTATGATGGCTCTAATTAATACTAAATATGAAGGATGGTCTTCTAAAGTATTATATACAGGAGTCACAAATGAAAATGCAATTGAATTAAAGCAAGAAATTGTATCTGATTTTGCATCTGAAAACGAAGGATATTCGTTTGTTGGTTCTGATAGAATTTTTGTTAAAGGCGAAAAGAAATCTATTAATGGATATAATAGTTCATGGAATAGAAAATGGAATATTAATTCCATGAATAAAGAAAAAATCAAGCAAAAAATTGATTTTATTCTGAAAAGTATCACAGAAGATGTGCCTAAATCGATTTATTTAGATGCTTATATGTGTATCACTATTCCTGGAGAAATGGCTAAAAGACATAATTTCAAACCTTTTGAAATTAATGATCTTGTAAGCCTTTATAAATATGTTAAAATGAGGACATTATAATGAAAATCGATAATGGTTTAGTATTTATAATATCTTTTTTTCTTTTAATTTTCGCTGTTTTCCTTGTTGAAACATTTAATGAAAATAAAACTGAAAATAAAACTAAAAAAGTAGAATGGGCCTATGAGCCTAAAATAAGATGCATTGATGGTGTATCATATATATCTTTACCAAGACAACTTTCAGTTAAATTAGATAAAAATAGTAAAATAATACCTTGTGAAACTCACGGAGAATAATGAAAAATAAATTTTACACATTTTTTAAAATGTATAAATCCAAAATGTTATTATCTGGTTACCAGGATGGCATTAAGTTCGATCAAGAAATCAAAATCAAACCGTATATGTTTACACGGTCCACCGAAAAAACAAAATACAAAAATATGGATGGTCAATACGTTAATCGAATTGATTTTGAGAGCGCTTGGGAAGCACGTCAATTTATTAGAGAGCATGAACAAATTTCAAACTTTGATTTGTATGGCTCTACATATTTTGACTATGTTTGGATATATGACAATTATAAAGATTTAGTCTCGGATAATTCTCTTGTTAGAAAGGGTAATTACGATATTGAGACTGATTCTGAAGGTGGATATGCTAATATTGAAACAGCTGATAAAGAAATCAATTCTGTTACGATTGAAGCTATTTCTGATAATGAAATATATTGTTTCGGCTTAAAAGACGTTCTTCCTATTCAAGAAATTCTTGATGAAGAGGGCGTTAAAAAGAATGTTATTTATATTCTATGTAGAGATGAAAGAGACCTTCTATTAAAATTTGTAGAAACGTGGCAAAGACTGGCCTTCGATGTTATCACTGGTTGGAACATTAACGGTTATGACCATGTTTATATGATCCGTAGACTTAATAGATTATTTGGTGATGATTATGCAAAATGTTTATCACCATATAATATGATTGAAGAACATAAATTCATGATGTTCGGTAAAGAGCAAACACATTATGATATTGTCGGTATTCCTACTCTTGATTATATGGATTGCTACAAGAAGTTTTCATTTAAAAACGTTGAAAGCTATAAACTTGATTATATCTCTCACTTAGTTTTGAAGAAAAAGAAACTAGACTATTCAAAATATAAAACACTAGCAAGATTATATAAAGAAAATCCAGCTCTATATTATACATACAACATTATTGACGTTGTACGTGTTTCAGAATTAGAGAATGAGTTGAAATTTATTGATCTTATTTTCTCACTATCTCACTTTACACGAACAAATTTACAAGATGCTTTCGCTACTGTGAAACCATGTGATGTTGTTATTCATAATAAGATGATGGAAACCAATACAGTAATTCATCATAAGAAAAAAGAAACAAATGAAATAGAACGTGTTATTGCTGGTGGTTATGTAAAAGAAGTAAAACCAGGATTATATCCATATATTATGTCTTTTGATTTTACATCTCTGTACCCACATATTATAATGGCATATAACATTTCTCCTGATGCATATGTAGGGAAGATCGATAAATATGATAGAGTCGATAATCCCGATAGAATCATTAATGAACGATTATATGATGAGCTTCAGGAAAAGTTAGTTACAAATGATTTATGTATTACTGCCAAGGGAACTATTTTCTCAAGAGCACATAAATCATATTTCGCTCAAATTATGGAAGAAGTTTTTGATAGACGTAAAGAATATAAAGATGTTATGCTTGAAGAAGAAAACACTTTAGAGAAAATCAAAGGCGAAATTCTAAGAAGAAAATTAAAAGTTCCAGGGGCTTAATGAATTTAGAAGAATTATCAGATGCAGAATTATTACAATTATATGAAACCACTAAAAGTAAAAAAGTAGAATATAACGGAAAACAATTAGCAACTAAAATTTTTGCGAATGCTTTTTATGGTGGGCTTGCCAACTCTTATTCAAGATGGTTTAGCTACGACATTGCTGAGTCTATTACCCTTACAGGTCAATTAGCTTCAAAATATGTAGAAAAATATGCCAACGAATATCTAAATAAACTAATGGGAACAGCTGGGCATGATTATGTTATTGCGGTTGATACTGATTCGGCTTATTTCGATATGGAAAAAGTAATTCAAAAAGCATTTCCAAATGGAGCTTCTGACAAGGAAGCAGCTGAATTTTTGGTTAAATTTTCAGAACATATTGAAGAGAAGATTATTACCGCTGCTATGGAAGATTTGTATAAGTGTACAAATGCTTATCAAAAGAAATTCCATATGAAGCTGGAAATTATTGGACAGGCTATTTGGCGAAAAGCTAAAAACTACGTAATGGGTATTATGTATGAAGAAGGCACCTTCTATAATGAAATGAAAATTAAAATGAAGGGTATTGAAGCTGTAAAGTCATCAACTCCTGAAGTTTGTAGAAATTACATTAAAGACAGTATTCCTTTAATTCTAAAAGGCGATGCTCCTGCACTAAGAACTCATATCGATAAATGTAGAGAAGAATTTGATCAGCTACCATTTGATCGTGTAGCAAATCCTGGCGGAGTGAATGGTCTTCTTAAATACGGATGTCCAAAAAACCTATACACCAAAGGTACTCCATTTAGAGTTAGAGGATCTCTTCTTTATAACAAATTAGTTGCTGACTATAAACTAGAAAATGAGTTACCACTTATTCAAGATGGAGATAAAATAAGATTTTTATATCTAAAGCTACCTAATCCTATTAAAGAAAATGTTGTGGCTGCTCCAGATGAAATGCCCGAAGAGTTTGGTTTAGATGAATACATAGATTACGATCTACAATTTGAAAGAACTGTTTTAAAGCCTGTGTCTTCTCTATCAATTCCAGCTGGTATCTCTCTAGAAGACAAATCAGATTTATCACAATTTTATTAAGAAAGGGAATTAATGAGTGAAGATTTCGGCTTTACATTTACTTCAGAAGAAGATGTAAAAAAAGAAGAAACTGATAGCAAGAATGCTATCTATGAAAAAGTGTTGCCATTTTTGCAGAAATTAAGAGGCGATGATAGTGATATCATTAATTGGCCACATGAAACACGACACAAACAAATTGATAATTTTATCAAAGATATCGAAAAACTACTATAGGAGAATTAATGGGTCTAAGAGCAAATTTAGCTAAAGCAACATCACTAAAATATACAGGACTTTTGTCTGAGTCCGAAACATACAATAAAAGAGAATTCTATCCTACTCAAGTTCCAATGCTGAATATTGCATTATCAGCTAGACTTGATGGTGGAATAAGCTCTGGATTAACAGCATGGTGTGGTCCTTCAAGACACTTTAAATCACTATTCTTACTACTTTGTGCTAAAGCATTTCTTGATGCTCACGCTGATGATCCTGAGGCTAGTATTCTTTTCTATGATTCAGAATTTGGTACTCCGCCATCATACTTTGAGGCTGTTGGGATTGATCCCGCAAAGGTAATTCACGTACCTATTACTACATACGAAGATCTTAAATTCGATATTGCTAAGAAATTAGAACTTATTGATGAAAAAGATAATGTATTTATCGGTATTGATTCATTGGGTAATCTGGCTTCTAAGAAAGAAGCTGCCGATGCGTTGAAAGAAAATTCTGCAGCTGATATGACAAGAGCTAAAGAGAATAAATCTCTATTTAGAATTGTTACACCTCATCTGAGAATTAAAAATATTTCTATGCACGTAGTTCAGCATACTTATGATACAATGGAAATGTATAGTAAGAAAGTTGTTGCTGGTGGACAAGGTACACTTCTTGCAGCTGATAATGTATTCATTCTAGGTCGTCAACAAGACAAAGATGGTACAGATCTTAAAGGGTATAACTTCATCATTAATGTTGAAAAATCGCGTTATACTAAAGAGAAAAGTAAAATTCCGATTACAGTATCATTCTCTGGTGGTATTATTAAATGGTCTGGATTGCTTGATCTGGCTGTTGAAGGTAATTTTATCATTAAAGCAACTACACAATCATATTGTTTAATTGATCAAGAAACAGGTGAAATTAATGAAGACGTAAAATACAAAAGAAAAGAAATTGAATATGATTCTAAACTATGGACTGCTTTAATTGGTAAAGAAGCATTTAAGAAGTACGTAGAAAATAAATACGCAGTTGCTCATGGTAAGCTTATTCAAGAAGAAGTTGATGAGTTTGAAGATTATGTAGGCGACACAGAAGACGAAGGTTAATATATGACACCAGAAATAATTCTATCTCAACTTATCAAAAACGAAGAGTTTTCAAAAGTTGCTATTGCCCACGTAGAGACAGAATATTTCGAAGAAGATAGGCACCAGGTTGTTCATCATTTAATAAATGATCACATTAAAAAATACAATTCATTGCCTGGTAAATCTACATTATTATCTGAAATTGAAACTAAAAAGCTTCCTGAAAAATTATATCAGGAAGCTATTTCAACCATTAATCAGATTACTGAAGATAATGAATCATATGACTATGATTGGCTTATTAATAATACTGAAGAATATTGTAAACAACGCGGATTAGATAATGCTCTTATAGAAGCCGTGGCAAAATCAGAAACAGATGACAAGGGTGAAATTCCTGAAATCTTAAAAAAAGCTTTAAGTATCACATTTGATAATCATATTGGCCATGATTATTTTGCTGATGCTGAAGAACGATTTGAGTTTTATAATCAAAAACTGAATAAGATACCATTTGATATTGATTTACTTAATACTATTACAAATGGTGGTTTGCCTAAAAAGACACTAAGTGCTCTATTGGCTGGTACTGCTGTAGGTAAAACAATGTTTATGTGTCATTTAGCTGCGGCTTATATGGCAATGGGTTATAATGTTCTATACATCACTCTTGAGATGGCTGAAGAACAAATCTCTAAGCGTATTGATGCAAATCTGTTTGATCTGGATATTGCTAAAGTAGAGAATATGGAGAAGTCAGACTTTGATAGAATTGTCAATGTTCTTAGTAATAAGATAACAGGTAAATTGATTGTTAAAGAATATCCAACATCAATGGCAAATGTTGGTCATATTAGACACCTATTATCTGAGCTTAAACTTAAGAAAAACTTTAAACCGGATGTATTAATTATTGACTATATCAATATTATGTCATCATTTAGACATAAAACTAATAAAGGTATGTATGAATATATCAAATCTATTGGTGAAGAAGTACGTGGTTTATGTGTAGAAAATGATGTAATTGGGTGGACCGCTACTCAGGTTAACCGTGATGGCCTTAAATCTAATGACTTTGATATCACAGAAACAGCTGAATCTATGGGTTTTGTTCATACATTGGATTTCTTCTTAGGATTGATATCAACCGAAGAATTAGAACGTATTAATCTATTAAAAGTTAAGCAATTGAAAAATAGATATGCATCTAAGGATAATCATTCTAGCTTTACTGTAGGCGTAGATAGATCGAAGATGAAAATATACAATTGTGATGAACAATCAGCTGTTACACCCGAAGCAGCAGAAACTAATGTTGAAACTGTTAAAAATCGTTTTGAAGCCCTATTTGAACAATAAATAATAATAGGAAAGAGATATCAATGATAGAATTATTAACTATTAAGACATTTTTACAGAACATTTTAAATCCCAAAACAATTAAGTGGATTTTGGGATTTATTGTGGTGCTTTTAGTACTATATTCTGGCTGGAGTTTAAAGAATATCATTGAAGAAAACGCTACAAATAGATTTATAATAAATCAAAAGACGGATGAAATTAGTAATCTAAATGAAGTAATAAGCAAATTGAAGAAATTTGATGAGCTTAAAACAAATATATTGGAAGAAAAGAACAAAGAATTAGAGGAATTAGAGCAGTCTCTGTTTAATATTACTAATGATTTGGGAGATGATAGTAAAGAAGCAGCTCCTGAATCTATAAAAGAATTATTTAGGAGATTGAATTAATGTATAAGATTGCATTCGTTGTTACTTTATGCTTAGCTTTAGGAAGTTGCGCATCAAATAAAGCTATGAAAGAATTTAGAACTATAACTAAAATAGAAGTTATAGAACCTCCAAAATCATTATATAATTGTCCACAGATTAAAACAATTCCTGATCCTGAAACATTAACCAATCAGGAAGTTGCGGATTTCATTTCTTTACTATACCAACATAACAAAACATGTGGAATTAGTTTAGATAAAATCGAAGCATTCGTTGAACGAGCTAAAGTTTTAAATAAATAGTGTACATTTATTTCTATATGTATTATATTAACATATGAGAAAAATTTGGATAATATCAGACACACATTTCGGACATAAAAACATTCTTAATTTTCAGAATGAAGGTAAATATGTACGAGAAGGATTTTCTTCAGTAGAAGATATGAATGAACAAATGATTGAAAACTGGAATAATAAAGTTTCCAGTAATGATATCATATATCATTTGGGTGACGTTTATTTCAATTCTAAAAAAGAAGCTGAAGAAATTATTTCTAGATTGAATGGTCATAAAAGACTTATTCTTGGAAATCACGACAATCCAAAAGATTACCCTATTTCAAACAATTTTAAAAAGATTATGCTTTGGAGACACTTTACTATAAGTGATGTGAAGGTTGTTCTTTCACATATGCCAATACATGATACTGGCTTCGGAAGATATGAATTAAATATTCATGGACATATTCATGATAATGATTCTCCGTCTGATAAACATGTTAATGTTTCAGTTGAAAAAATTAATTATGAGCCAGTTCTATTAACCGATATAGTTAATGATTGGAAGCAAAATGTTAGTTGATATAGTTATTCCCAGTAAAGAATTGTATAGAACTATGGCAACTTTGAAAGATGCTGAAATTACATCTTTTAATTCTATTAATTTTTCTATATTAAATTTAAAGCCAATGGAATTAGTTGAGATATCTAAAAATAGAATTCCATTCAAACTGAAAGAATAAAAATGAAAAAATTAATTATGAGCCTTTTGCTTACATTTACTTTTACAGGTGTAGCTTTCTCGCAATCTGAAACTGATATTCAATGCTATCCAGCTGTTAGTACATATACAGCTATTAGCAAAAACAAAGATGATTTTAATGTAGATTATGTTATTGACCGTGAACACTCTGAAGATAATTATAGACTAATAGCATCTCTATTAATTGAAAATTACGGAAATCCTGAAGCATTTAAAGATGCTACTTCTATTATGGTTTTTTCGGGCAGCACATCTCAAACATCTAAGTATAAAGTTGTTCTGATTAATAAAGATCAATGCGCTGTTGCATTTAAATTCATTGATGATACTGTATATAAAACAATTGATGAGTTTTTTACTAGCAAAGGTGTATAATGAAAACCTTATTATTTTTATTAGCCATGTCGCCTCTAAATGAGCTTCCTCAAGAGGAATTAAATACTTTTGTGCGAGGATATCCATTTTCAATGTCTGTTTGTATATCAGTTGAAATAGGCGAAATTGAAGATTATGGACATGAAAAAAACTTTTCATATAAAAATACTAATGATAAATTTATCATTAAAAAGAACGATGGTTCATATAGTGTAGAATGTAATGTTACTCATCGTGTTGAAAAAATTGGTGATGAAGTTTATAAAAATAAACATACTGAGATGGACTATTTAAATACAGAAAAAGGGAGCTAGAAAGCTCCCTTTTCTTATTATCTTTATTGTTATTATTCTTAGATAATATTTGAAACGTTAGTTCTTCTGTAGTAAACGTTAGAATTAGCTTCAAGTGTACCATCAGATGCTGTAGCACCTTTAGAGAATGGGTTAGCAACAAGACCGTATCTTGTTTGGAAACCAACAACTGGAGTAAGAGAACCAGTGTTAGTAGCTTTAACCATTTGCAATGGTGTATATGGGCAGTAATACATACCAGCGTCCCAAGAGTTTGCACCCTTATAACCATTCACGATATAATCTGAAGTAGCATACGGATCAATAAACACCTTAATCTTGTTGTTAATTGTACCTGCATATGTAACACCAGTATCATCAATTGTTAGGTTAGCTGCTGCTTCGTTATACTTAAGAACTCCAGCCATTTGTAGAGCAGAAGCAACGTTTGAAGAAGTAACAAGGATGTTACCTTTACCACGTCTTGTAGACTTAGCAATCGCATTACATTCAGTATCAATGAAGAAGTGAAGTCCTGCGAACTTTTCACCCATCCAACGACCGTTAGAGTCAGTGTCTAGATCGAATGTACCAGCTGTTGTAGTACCAGTTTGAGCACCAGAAACCGCAGTAACATATACGCTTCTTACTAGTTGACGGTTAATTTCAGCTACAAGTTCTGTAGAAAGAACGTTAGCTAATTCTTTTTCTGCTTCAAGACCATGGATAGCTTTTAAGTCTTGTGCAAATTCGTGTGTGTACTCAGCTTTTAGCTTTCTAGTGTCAGCTTTTGTTGAGATTTGTTCGATTGACACACTCATTTCAGCAAAATCAGCATTACCTGAAGTACCAAGAGCTTCACCTTGTTCTAGTGACATACCACCAGCTGCGTTGTATGTTTCAGCATTACCTGTAGGTGTTGAACCTAAGTTAAGTGATGCATCACCAACGATTTCAGTATTACCACCAGTAATTGTAGAGAAACCAGTATTTGCTTCGTTGTAGAATGCTTCATCACCATCTTTGTCGTTGTAACGTGATCTCATAGCAAAGATTTGTCCAGTAGGACCTGTCATTGCTTGTACACCCATGATTTCGTAACCGATTAACTTAGGTGCTGTACGTCTTAACATAGAAATAAGAACAGGGTCGTAGTTAGCAACATTGCCCGTATTAGTTGATGGTGCAGCTTCTTGAAGTCCGTTTGAAACGCTTTCAAATAAACCATCGCTAAACGCTTTATCTGTGTTTTCTAGAAGCTGAGCAGTAACAGCTCGTCTAACTGGGTCAGTAATAACACCAGCAGATTCTTCGTTAAGAACTGGCTCCCATTTCTTTAAAACTTCTGCATTAACAATTGACATTATATCTCCTTTTATTTTTATTATTATTTATAAATTTAGTATTTTCTACTGTGTATTTGATCTTAGTGCATTGATGATTGAAGTCATCTTAGGGTCAAGAACAACAGCATCAGTACCTTCTTTAATGTTAACTGCTTCGTTTAGCATATCTTCTTTAACTTGAGCAGAAACTTTAGTTGTTACGGATTCCTTTAGGATGTTAACTGATTCAGTGAATCCTTCTGAACCATTAAATGACATATTTTCAGTTAGTTTTCTAACTTTTTCTTTAGATACGTCATCAAGATCTTCTAGCATTTCGTCAAGAATTTTATTCTTTTCGAATGACTCAATAAGATTTTCTTTTTCTCTTTGTGCTTCTAATGATTCGTTTAAATCAGTTTCAAGCTCAGCAACTCTTTGTGATAGAGTTTCAACAATATCAACTTTATCTTCTTCAACTTCAATGTTATTTTCATTGAATAGAGTTTTTAGACCGTCGATTAATGATTCAGCGATTTCAGCTTTAATACCATTTTCGATAGCTAATTCATTTTCAGTCATATAGTTTTCTACAAAGATATCTAAGAAATCAGAAAGTTTGTCTTCATATGAAGATACGCTTTCAACAAGTTTTTCTTCGTATTCACTCTCAAGTGATTCTTTAATTTCTTCTACTTTAGCCGAAATAGCACCTTCAAATAATGTGAAAGCTTTGCTTTGGAAGTCTTCTGATAGCTCAGAACCATCGAATAGAATGTCTAAGTCTTCTTTTCTTACGGCACCTGATGGCATTACAGAAACTTTTTCAGCTGCTGATGCATCAACGTTTTTATCGCCTACATTCTTATCTTTTGGTCTCTTGTGAGCACCAGTAACTTTTTTCACTTCAGCTTCACCACTATCGTGTGTATTTTTGATCTTATCAACAGGCATTATATCTCCTTTAATTTTTATTATTATTTATAAATTATAAAGTTTTGAGAAATTTATTAAAGTTTCTCAAAATTTCTTCTTCAGAAAGCGCAGGTTTATCTAGTTCTTTCTTAATTTCGTTTAATGTAACCTCTTTAAGAGAGTCACCTTCCCAAATCCATTCTTTATTTTCCATAATACCATTTACCCAAGCATCGTGTGCTGAAGGCTGTGATACAATATCAACAGTATTTAAAACGAAATCTTCTTGAACGATCATAGCTCCATTAGAGTTTTTCAATGATCCAAGACCACGAGTTGAAACTCCCAATGAAGCACCATCTTCAATTAAGTTTCTTGCAATATTACCCATTGGTGTATTTAGAATTTTGGCTTTACCATAAAAGTCATCACCTTCTCTTCTCATCTCTACAATCATGTGTGATACTTTATCAAGATTGATAGTAGGACCACTTGGGTGATTTAGTTCTCCTAGTGATCTGTTTTTAGAAATAAAATTATCTCTATAGTGATTCATTTGTGATTCTAAAATAGAAGCAGGATAAACTCTACCGTTTCTATTCTTATTGTTACCTTGCATGAAAATTCCTTCAATGAAGAGAGAAGGCTTTTTACCTTCTTCAAGCTCTTCAGTGATGTATTTAACATCAAAGTTTTCTTCTGTTATTAATTTTAATGACATTAAACTTCCTTTGCGAGACTTAACAATGATTTGAATTCATTAGAATTTTTCATCATTATCTGTTTCATTTTATCTGAATTTTTACTTGATGACAATAAAGCATTAATTAATTTTGCATCAGTTGCAGATAATTTAACACTAGAATTATCATTTAACTTAATATTTCCAGCTGAAAAGCTTTCTTCAAGTTCTTCAGATTCTTTTAAATTTAGCTTCTTTTTTACTTGTGCTTTAATCGAATTAAGAACATTATTAAATTCGTTATCGCCCTTTGTGTGTTTAGCGACAATGTCGCCACCAGTAAAATCAAAATATCTTTCAAGATCGCTATTTGTTTTTATTTTTTCTTTTTTAATACCGCTTAAAACTGCTGATAAAATCTTAGCGTTTTCTTTAAGTTCTTCAGATTCTTTTAGATTACCTCTTGAATCAAAAAATGCTCCATATGAACCATCTTTAGGATGAGGTCTACCACTTTTATCTTTAGCTACGGCAATATCATAATCCATGATTTCCCATACTTCACTAGGACCAGATAGTTTATAAACAGCATCACCATAATCTTTTTTAGCTGGTTTTCCAATTTTTATAAGAGTCCATGTAGATGGCATTTCACTTTTATCAGGAATACCATTAAAATCTGTTACGAAGAACGTTTTACCACTACCTCTACCATTAAATGAAGCTCTTTCCTGTAGATTTTCAGATACAGCAACAGGTCCATTTTCATCCTGTGGTCTTTCATCTGTACCTTCTGCGATTTCAGGTACAGAGATAAGCATTTTATCTCTAACATCTTCAAGCATTCTAACAGTATTTTTCCAATCTAGATATGCAGATCTTGTTGGCATTTCTCCATTAGAACGTAATGTATGGAATTCAAGTGTTTTAGCTAATTCTTCGATTTCATCTAAAATACCAGATACACTATAAGCATAAATTCTTCTATAATCATCAATAGATTCATTCATCGAAGCAGCAATAGATTCAATGTTTTCTTTATTGGCTTTTCCGGTTGTAGTTCTATAATCGCCATATGTTCTTTTAACGATTTTTTCATTTTCATTATTTAAGTCTGAGACATGTTTAGTCCATTCGCTTCCCATGCCTTCAGATAATTTTTCTTTATTTGCTGGGATAGATTTATCTTTTTTAGATGATTTGTTTACCATCCCAGTTTTATCATCATGAGTAGTTTTTTTGCCAAACATGCTATTAAATTTTTTTAATTTTTTTGTATCTGGAGCTTCAACTTCCGATATATTTTTCATTAATAGCTTCCTTTTGTTAAAATTTACTCGTCGTCTTCGTCAGAATCTTTTTTATCTTTAGAATCTTTTTCGTCATCTTTATCATCATCTTCGTCAGCGTCGTCGCCTTCTAGAATAGATAATCTTTTTTCTTCGATGCGAGATGAAACTCTTTCATTGATTTCTTCAAAGAAATCTTTTTTGGCTGATACATAATCACCTTCGTGAATGTTTTTTAATAGGTTTTCTAATGACATTTTATTATCCTCTTTTTATTAATATTTATAAAAAATACTATTTTAGTTGAAATTTAAAGCTTTTTATCTTTATCGCTTTCATCGTTAGTCTTTTTTATCTTTGGAGCAACTTTTTTAGGCTTATCTTCAGGTTCTTCCTTTTCAGTGGCTTCTTCCTTTTTTGTAATATTATTAGGTTTTACCGCTGGTTTAGGAGGCTCTTCCTCAAGCTCATCTCTTTCTTGCTGCTTATATCCAAGATAATTAGAGTTATTAGCAATCATATCATTATCTTCTTCATATTCATTGCTATTCTTCTCTTTTTCAATTTGCTTCTCGTTTTCATCGATATCTTCCTGTGTCATTCTAAGAATCTTTCTTTGAATGTATTCTTTAGAATAGTAAACACCCTTATAGTTATCAATGTTGCCCAATAGGTCTAATCTAGAAGCAATTAATTCTTGCTCTTTATTTTCAGCAAAGATATTATCAGCTGAATATTCAAATGTGATATCATTTTTAATTTCATTAAACTCTTCAAGAGAAATAACATTTTTCAGAACTAATTGAGTTTTCAATAGCTTGATAAATAATTGAGAAAATCTTTTTCTTAATCTACCAACAAATTTAGCAAATTTAACTTCATCTCTTGATATCTCGGATTGTCTACCAAAAGAAAAACCTGTTTGATTTTCTAATCTTGACACTGGAATATTAAGCGAACGATAAAATTTACTTAAGAAATATTGAACTTCATCTAATTCACCAAGATTTTGTCCGCCAGGAAGAGTTGTGATTTCGGTAGCTTTACCGTCAGATCTTCTTGGAAGGAAATAATCCTCAGTCATAGTCATAAATTTACGATCATCTCTGATATCACCAGATTTTTGATCATAAACTAATTTGTTTTTATACTTAGTTGCAACATTTTGAAGATGTTGCTCAGCTTTAGCCTTAGGCAAGTTACCAACATCAATATAAAAAATTCTTCTTTCAGGCGCTCTGGAAATTCTATAAACAACCGCAGCATCTTCAAGAGCTCTTAATTGATTTAATGGTCTAATAGCTTTATGCAAGAAAGAATGAACCATTGTTTTATTATGATTCATTTGACCTGATGTAATATGAACAACAGAATCAGCTGCCATTTTGATAACATCATTTGTTTGGAACGATCCAGTATTAAATGCTTTTCTATCAAAACCAGTAGGAGAATAAATGAAATACTCATCAGTAACAGTCTTCATGATAGCATGAGCACGACCTTCTGAGTTTTTAACTTCTTTAATCTTTCTAATAGTTCTTGGATCAATATATCTAAGCTCTTTAATTCCTATTTGCTTATAGGTTTCACCATCAATAATGATTTCAAAATTTAATCTACCATCAACATACCAGTTCTTAGCGATTTCATAAGCAGAGTTATTGAAATCTAAGATAGATAATATATGATTAAATTCATCTGTAATTTTTGTTTTAATGCTTTTTGTATAATCTAAATCATCCAAATTGATCGAAACAATATCATTAGGCTTCTCAATTGACATGATTTCATTAATGATGTCATCGATTGCATAATCTACTTCTGGCAATTCAGCCATTTCTCTATATTTTGTTATTAATTCGGTTTCAGAACTAACCTTGTTATCAAAATTTGCTGCAACACCATAAGCATCATGTGTGCCGGGAGCCCAGTTTTTTTCAATAACAATAGAACCTTCTTCGTCTACAGAAGGAATAGGTGAAGGAATTTCTTCGTTCACCTTTTCAAATTTAAAACCTAACAGTTGTACCATTGATATATTTTCCTATTACTTTTAATTATTTATAGGACGCGCGTCGACATCAGTATTAGTCGTTATCTACTGATATATGCAAATGACCAAGATCCATTTCAAATTCTCTTGCTTTTTTATTGATATTCTTTAAAATTGATACATCACCTTTTTCTCTTTTAACTTGTCTAGTTAAAAGAGAATTAGGAGCTGTAAGTCTTTCTACTTTATCTATAAGTTTTTCTAAAGCATCAATATTTCTCTTTAAATCCGGATCAACATCCTCATTAAGAGGACCTCTAATAAAATTTTTAAAATTTTTCATTATGCTCCACCAGCATTACCAGTAGTACCACCAACAACTTCAAAGTCAGAACATGCCCAAGTAACTTGGAATTCTTCAATTTGGTCAACAGATTCCCATGATAGATCAATAGGAGCAATTTCAATTGGCCAGATACCATTTACTTCGTATGTTCTTAATACTGTACCATCTTTAGCGAACTGTCTAACAGCAGCTTGAGACGTATATGCAGCTGGGTTATTACCTCTAGTAGCAATATTGCCTTGTTGAGAGTTAATAGCATTTGACCATGTTTCAAGAGCTTCTCTAACATCAAAATTATCATTGATGATTGTTGTTGTCCAATCATTAACTACTCTGTCACCTTGGATAGGAATTTTACGACCAAAGTATGGTACTTCAATTTTACCAATACTGTGTCCAGGAATTTGGGAAGCTTTAGCCATGAAAGGTACTTTAATATCAGCTGAAGAAACAACGGGATTTGTGATTACAACTTCAAATAAAGATGGTCTTACACCGCCACCCACTAAATTAGCACGCATTTCATTAATGTTAAATGCCATTATATTATTCTCCTTTATTTTTATTAATATTTATAAAATTCACTGTTTACATCCATAGAGTTTTTGTATATATTATAAAACATAGAGTGAGTATTCTCAAAACCCATGTTTCTGGGTTACAGATTGATAACTTGATCATTATTAATACTGTAAATATGAAACTGCAGCGGTATAATAAAAAGCTGGTAATTTTTTATTATTAAGTTGTAAATACAAACTAAAACTTTTGAAACTTATTTGTGAAAGACCGACTTGTAGCATCTAAGGTATATTGTTAAAGGACGTATAATAAAGGGAATTTGGCAAATCTATAGCGATGTAGATTGGAGGTTCGATTCCTCCCTCGCTCACCAATTTTAAGGAGCTAAAATGGCTTATGACGCACAAAAACATAGTCCAGTTCATCATGGACGCAGAGACAGAAATTATAAGCGTGGTGAAACATTACCATATTATGGATTAATGCGTCTAGATGAAGATGGCAATCCTGAATTCTTATATGAAGATTCGTTTAATATGTCTTGGCGTAAAGATAGAGCAATGATTCGCTTCAATCCTTTGTCATGGTATCATGAACATGATACTCATATTATAAATTTTAACAAAGAAAAATGCCCATTTAAATTGGGAAATCATATTAATAGATGCAATTATTTAGTAAAAACTAAGGATAGCAATAATGGCTAATGAAAAAGACCCTTATTTAAAATCATATGACGAAATTGATATGAAATTGGATTATGATGAAGGCGTTATTAAAGAAGTATATGAAAATTTAAAAAAATCTCAAGTTTCTTTGAGCGCTGAAGAACAAGCTATCATTAACGAAAACCTTGAAGAATTATATAAATCTTAGGAGAATTTTGTGAAACCTTATATTCATGCAAAAAATAGTGTTAAAAGATATGGCGGATGTGTAGAAGACTATATGCCAATTCATAATTGGTTTGATTCTACTAAAGCTGCATATGCTGATTTCGGTCATCGTGCTATTTTACATAATACATTTGGTATTTTTCTATGCGAGCAGTTATTTGGAGCTTATATTACAAATCTTGAAGGGAAAATTATTTCTGTTCGAGATATTGCCGAAGATCATGTGAAGGAAGATTGCGGCGGCAAAATTCCTACAATTGAAGATTGGATGGAAAATCTAGAAGCTAAACCTTGGATGCTAGGTAAAGGGCAAAAGAAATTCGCTGAATTAAATGATTTAAATTTTGATTAGGAAATTATTATGACTATTTACGAAACAATTAAAGAAAAACATAAACAAGCTATCAAAATTCGAGATGCTGGTTTTACTCGAAAGTTTCTTTCTTTCGTATTGGGCGAAATTGAAAATAAGTATTCTCAATTTGAAGACAAAGAAAAGACTTTTCCTGATAAGCTTGTTATTAAGGGTTTGAAAAGCATTCGAAAGAATATTGAAAAGGCTGCTGAAGAAAAGATGGAATTTGAGCTTAAAATTATCGATAGCCTTCTTCCAGCTCAAATGTCTGAATCTGAAATTAAAGCTGTCTTTGATAAAAACCAGCATCTTCAATTAGGAGATAAGATGAAGCTTCTAAACACTGAATATGCAGGATTATTTGACGGGAAATTAGCATCTGATATTGCTAAAACTTACTAATGATCTTACATCTTGGAATAAACAAAATCATTAATGAGATTTTTGATTTATCACATGATCATTTTATTATATCTGCATCTCCAGATGAGGTTTCAATTACGTATAAAAATGATAATGGATACGTAGATATAGGTTTAAATGAACATAATGATTTATCATATCATATCAGAAATGATAAAAATTCTAGATATACTACATTTAATGATATTAAATGGGATTATCGAATGGATGTTCCTACTGATTTAATTACAGCTGTAAAGAGTTTAAAATGACACATATTGAAAGAAAACCCGAACGCGGAATCGTTGCTGCAGCATGCCAAATAAATGGATTGACTATTTCAATGCCAGCTCCAGCAAGACATGCTGATATTTTATGGTCTATGGAAAATGTGATTGAAAAGCATGAAGAACATCAGGGCTTTCTAGATCATCGTGGTGTATTTCTTGGTAGAGAAGCAGCTCTTATTGTTGCTCATCAATGGGGTCAAATTAGTAAAGAAGAATTTGAAAAATCAACACAATTATTTAGTGAGCATTTATGGTAAAGAAATCATTTATAGTTCATTATAAAGAGCTAAAGCCTTTGTATGTAAGTAATTATTGGGATCATCCTCTTCATGGTACTTGTATTCATGACGGGAAACTTCATGAGTTTAATTGGGAATATGACGATGATTATGTGATGATATCTAAGCTATCATTTAAAGAAAAACTAAAATGGTGGTATAAACAGAAGAAATTTGAAATTTGTATTGGTTATCATTGGACATATGTGGATGGTAAAAAATCATCTTATTACAAACGAAGAAAACCCGAATTTTTTTGGAAATTCGTATTTGATTTATATTATAAAAAAGGGAAGAAAAAATGACATTTGAATTAGAAATGGCTGAAGTGCATGCTGAACATGATAGAATTAAAGCAGAAATGGAAAAGCTTCGTAATGAAATGAAAGAAAAAAGCAAGGGATTTATTTCAAAGTATTGTAAATCATTCTTTGAACGAAATCCTATGGTAGCTAAAATTCAATGGGCTCAATATACACCATATTTTAATGATGGAGAGCCTTGCGAATTTTCAATAGGTGATATCGTATTTAAACTTGAGGGCGATGAAAACGATTACAATTATGAATCTTCGGAGACATATACTGATTCTTATATCGAAGCTCAGAAAGAAGCTATTGAAGATGTTAAACTATTTTGGGAAAACCCATTAGCTTACGCTGAAAAGCTTACAAAAAAATACACTTGGATGAACATTGATCAAGCCAGAGGAAGAAAGCCATATTATAAAATTGAAGACCATGAAGCTAATATTAAAACAGCTGAAGAATTCATGAAAAAATATGATAGCAAATCTATGGAAAATCTAGATTCAGATTTTAAATTACTATCTAATTTTATTTCTGGTATCGAAAATGATGTTCTTGAAGCTATGTTTGGCAATCATGCGATTGTAACAATCTACAATAATGGAAATGTAGAAGTTGAAGAACATGAGCATGACTAAAGATAAGTATAAAGTTGACGACAGAGAAGCTGCTGAAAAGCTTATTAAAAGAATGGAGAACAATCCAGTAATGATAGTTCGTTCTCCATCTTACAGAATCATTGAAGAAAACGATAATGTATATGTGGAAGTGACATCCTACGGTGCTGATTAGAGAACATTTGATATCCAGACATATTGATTTTAATATTCATAAAGTGTGGCTAAATGAAGAAGACTGTTTAGCTACATTCCCTTTGTGGAATTTGTCAGGTCAATTAACTGGATATCAAACATATAATCCAAAAGCAGATAAATTTAAATCAAATGATATCAAAGGTAGATATTACACATATAGAAACAAGAAGGCCGTATCCATATGGGGATTAGAAAGCTGGAATTATTCAGATACTTTATTTGTCACTGAGGGTATATTCGATGCTTGTAGATTAACAGAATGGGGTTGTTCGGCTGTAGCTTTACTGTCAAATAATCCAAATCAATCAGTTAAATCTTGGTTTAATGTGATTAGACATAACAGAAAAGTTGTTTCTGTGTCTGATCCTGGCGATGGCGGAAAATATTTAAAGAAGTTGTCTCATGTAGATGTTCAATGTGAAAATACCGATTTAGGTGATAGTCCTGATTGGTGGGTTGATAAATTAATTAAAATTTATAAATAATAGTATAACATCAACTCTAGCAAAAAGGCATATATTATGAGAGAAATTATCCTATCGTACGATTTCATTTTTTTACTATTTTTAGTTTTTACGGGAATATTATGTACAGGAATGGGAGCATTTCATTATTCATTTATATTCTTTTCTTATGCAGCAATTATAATTCTTGATTTTTGGGAAATAAAATGTCAAAGCTCTTAAAATCTTTTCTTGAAGAAATCAGAGAAGGATATCTTAAAGAAGAACAAATTAGACACCATCCAAATATGAAAAAATTTAAATGGGAACCAAGCCCTAAAATTGGATGGTGGAAAGATAGAAAAAGTTTAATTTTATATCACGGAACTAATTATAAAAATGCCGATAGTATTTTTAGTAATGGAATATCCGCACCAACTTCTGGACACACTGCAAATTGGGTTTCTCTTGCATTAGAGCCAAATACCGCATATGGATATGCATCTATGTCAGGCGGTGAAACAACATTTAGAAATGGAAAAGCCATTCATGTTCCAGGATACGAACGAGTAATCATCGTTTTAAAAATACCTTTAACTGATATTTTATCAAATATGGATAAATCATTAAGAGGTAATTTAGATAAATCTATTTTAACAGATAAAGAAAAATATGAAAAATGGAAAAAGAGTGATCAGGAATATTATGCAGCATCAGAGCTGAGATTTCCAAAAAAGGTTCCTAAAAAATACATATATGGATATATGATTAAGAAATAAAAAAAGCCCCGTTAATTTCGGGGCTTTTCTGTGTATGGATAAAGTATTTAGCCGAATTGACCAACAACTTCCTCAAATTCAACAGCTGTTCTAACTGCAACAAAGTTAAGTACAATTTCATTAATTGACTTAGCAGGCTTAATGTAGATATCACCAATAAATTGGTTATTATCAATAATTTCACCTGTGTTGTTAGTTTCATCACAAACAATCTTAAATTCGTAAATACCTCTTCTACCTTGAATATTTCTTAGGTATGGGTTTACAAGATTTCTGAATTGTGTTCTTGTGAATGAATCGTTAAATTCAAATAGTAGATCTTCAGCAGCTGTAGCAATCGCTTTTTCAAGAACGATGAACAATCTACGAACATTAATTCTATCGAATGCAGACGTTTTAGCAAGAAGTGTTTTATCACCGAATAATACTGGACCTCTATTACCTTTAATCATAACAGGGTTGATAGAATTCTTATAAAGAATGTCTCTGTCAGTTTTATCTGGGTTGAATGCTAGTTTAGTAACATTCTTAATAGCACCTCTATTATAACCAGCTGGTGACCACCATGGGTCTCTGTCAATATCAGTTCTAGAGAATGTACCAGCAATGTCACCATTTAATGGTACCCATCTATATACATCATTATATCTATCATACTGATACTTATAACCACAATCTAGGAATGCGTAAGATGTTGAACGTAGGGCTTGTCTAAATTGAACAACAGCTTCGACTTCACCGTATGGGTTATTTACAACATCGTCAAATTCAGGTGAGATAACAGCTACACAATCTTTACGAGTTGTACAAATGTTATCGATGATGTAGTTAGCTAGTCCTTCACCATGAGTACCACCAACAGATTTACCTGTTAGGATAACAGAGATGTCATATTTTTCAGCCGATTTAAATAAATCATATGAAGTAGCAAGATCAGCTAATGAAATCGCTGATTCTGATACAGAGTCTGTGCCTTGATCAAATGATGCACTTAATGGAGCAGTATCGATAGCTGTCATATTAACAGCTGTATTAGAAACAGCACCGGCTCTATCATTTGTAGCCCAAACATATTTAGATGAATTATTAATCATATCTTTGTAGTAAATTGATCCACCTTGTTCGCCTCTAGCATCAGTTGCTCTAGAAGCATTTTCAAACACTTCAAGAATTTGACCTGGAGTCTTAGTGAATTCACCATCTTCGTCAACAATAACGATATGCATTTGGTCACCTGCACCACCTCTTTCTTCAGTGTACGGAGATGTGCCTGGAGATAAGTCAACTGAGTTGTAATATTCCCAATTTCTTTTAATAGTAGATTGAGTGATATCTGATGATAAAGAATATGGTGTTGAAAGACCAACATCAAATGTAGCAACAGTACTGTTAGCAGTAACATCACCAACACTAGTAACTTTCATGTATTGTTTACCAATTGTAGTATTACCAGCAGTAACATAGTCACCTACATTAAGAGAAGAGTTGATTGTGTTTGATTCTGTAGCAGTTTCAGCTGTATTAGCACCAGTAACTGTAAATGTTGCTACATTAGAGTTAACAGTGAAATCAATTTCTAGGTTAGCTGTTGATGATAATGTTTGCTCGAAAGCATTTGCAGAATCACATACAGAAACTTTAAGAGAGTTACCAATAACACCTGGATATTTAGCAAAGAAATATGATGTTGCATCTAATGTATCTTTATTTGATTCAAAATCTACTTCGTTTTTAATTTGTGTGTTAGCAACAGTGTTAGCAGAACCAACACCAGCATTAAATGCATTCGCATCAGCTGCTCTGGAAACATATAACTTATCTGAATACGCTAAATAGTTAGCTCCAGTAAAAAATGTCTCATGATTGTTAGAATTAGGTTCACCATATCTTAAAACATATTCCTGTTCCGATGAAATTAACTCCACATCATTAACAGGTCCCCATCTAAAAACACCTCCCAATGCTCCAGTTGTAATAGATACATTAGATATGTAGGCTGATAAGTCGTATTCGCGTACGCTAACAGCGGGTGAAATGCTAAATGCCATTATTTATTCTCCTTTATTTTTATTAATATTTATAAAATTCACTGTTTACATTGCTTGAAAATTTGTATATATTAAATTCAACAAACAAACAATGGAGATTATTTATGGATAAGAATACAGCAAATACACTTTCTAAAGAAATCGTTAAAGAGCTTGAAGCTTTGGCTAAACGTCATAATCTTACTATTACACCAAAAGGTGGTAAATTTAATGATTTTTCTTTGACTATGAAAATCGAAATCGCTGAAAAAGAAGGCAAAAAAGAAGCTCAGACTGAAAAAGTAAAAGACATTTGTGCCATGTACGGTCTTGTTGAAGCTCGTGATGGTGTTAAATTGGTCGACTTTAATAATCGTGCTCATAAAATGCCATTCATTTTCTTGAAAAATGGTAAACAATTTAAATGCGATGTTGATACAATTACATCATACTTAGGAGCATAGGAGAATACCAGCAGCTCTAATCAAATAATCCACCAAAAATTCCAGGATCGTAGTCGACAGCTTCAACTTCTTCTCTACCATCCTGGATAATTCCAAATGGTAATAGATCATATTCAAGGTCTTCATTTGATTTTTCTCTGAGCTTATCCATAATTGAATCATTATTAACCTGATCGATAAATCCGACAGAAGCTAACCAAGCAAAGAAAACCAGACACATAACCATGTCGTCGTGTTTGCCCTTTTCAGCTTCGTAAGATTTACCTTTAATAGAGAATGTTTTCAATTCTTCAATTGTATGCTTATCATTTATTATTAATTTATTTTGCTCAATTAATAATTTAAGCATCGCACAACCCTCAGATTTAGAGCCATGAGTTGTTCTAAGACCATTATCAGCGGATGAACTGTATGAGACTTGTTTACCGCCTCTACCCTTTGTTTCAGTGAAAATCAAATCCATTTCATATTCAAATAGAATATCAGCTACTTGTTGTCCTAAATCATTAATTTCAACAAGTATTAATGCACTATTATAATAAGTAGCCATTCTATAACACACATCAGCAAAATCAGTAGGTGTGATCATATTATTTCTATAAGCACAGACAGATTTATGAGGATCCGCTGTAATATCAATAATATGAAATGCTGAATAATCAAGTCCTTTACCTCTAGACACATCAACTGTCATTATATATTGATGGTTTCCGGTTTTCTCTTCATATTGCTGTAAATATTGGTCTTTAACAAGTGGTTCTTTAAATTCCAAAAGTTTAAGAGCGGCACCAGAGATAAGGGTGCCGGATGAACCTTGGAATTCAAGATTATATTCCTGATCGAACTTTTGCTGATCATTATTAAGACCTTCAAGAGCTTTGGCTTTCCATTTTTCGTCTCTCCCAGGAACGTCATACCAAGGAACTTCAATAAGACCAAATCCGTTTTTCTTTTTACGAGCTCCCTCAACATAATAATAAAAATGATTTAGACCGTTTGGAGTAGATGTAAAGATCATCTTTGTTGTTTCACCGGATGAAAGCGTCGGTAGAACGGAAGCCGAGAATTCATCCCAACCATCGATAAAGGCATGCTCGTCAATATAAAGAAGGAATACAGATTTACCACGAATGTTATCTGCAGATGAAGCTTCAGCTAGAATTTTAGAACCATTTTCAAATTCAACAGATCTCTTATTCCATTCTTTCACGCCACCTTTTAGAAATGCTGGTAAATGCTCATAAGCTCTTTTAACTCTTTCTAAAATTTCCATAGCGGTTGCCGCTTTGTTGGCAAGAATAGCAATATTTTTTTGATCGTTAAATAAAGCTGTATGCAAAAGAACAACTGTAGCAAATGAAGTTTTACCACACTGTCTGGAAGCACACATTACCATATTTCTATGTGATTGAAATATTTTAATGGCTTCTTCTTGATATGGATATAAATCAAATGGTATTAAACCTCGATCAGTGTGAACGATTTTAAAATACTTTTTAGCAAAGTAAATAGGATCGTTCATACATTTTTCTAATTCATCAATATCATTTAAAGAGAAATCTTTATTCGTACCAGCTTTAGGAAGATTGGGATTTCTATTATATCCAGTATTATTTTGAACCATTTATAAACCTTTTAGCTTTATAATCATATAATAAAGGATGATCTATTATTTTTTGCTCAATTCTATCAATTATGGTTTCTGATTTAATTATAATTTTAGTTAAATATTTATCTAAATCTTTAATATCACCTATAATAAATTCTTCAGCCATATGCGCATATTCATTACGATTACCTCCACGTAATACGCCTTCAATTTTGATAGGTATTAATTTATGTCTCTGAGCAAGCTTTCTCTGATCTAATTCAAATACTATACCGTATTTTCCTGGCCATGATAAAGCAAATTTTACATCTCTAGTTAAGGAAATACCTTTTTCATTTTTAATGTGTGGATGTTTATGATCGATATTATTAAACACTTTTTTTGAGAAATGATCTGTATGTGCTTTAATAGAATTACCTTCAATAATACTCACCGCGAATGAAGAAGTAGTGCCATGATATAAAGGAGCATCTCTGCCTTCATTAAGAAATTCATTAAACTTAATCATTGTTATTTTCTTCCTGCTCTCTTTTTTCTTTTAATAGTTTTATAGCATCCGTTGTAGAGCCAACAAATAAGTTATTGTTAATTGTTTGATCAGCTACTTTACCATCTCTATTAACGATGTCATCACGTTCTTTAGCTGTATTCACTAAACTTTCATTTGCATCAACAAGAACCTTAATCAATTTGCTTAATTCTGCATAGGTCTTCATATCTTCGGAAACTCCGCTCAGAGCTTTCAAATCTTGTAATGCGCTTTCACCAATTTCAATTAAGTTTTTTGTGCTAGTTCTAGCTTCATCAATATCATCAATAACTCTATCACCATTGCTTTTGTCTATAGGCACCAATTCAATTGGTTTTTCAATTGGCTTTAAATTAAAGCTATCATATACTGGGTCTTTTTTATCCATTTTATAACTCCCTCATTTTAATCTGGGTCTTCATTTATATTAAATATGAAGCCATAATCGTCGTCGGCATCTATTTCAGAATAAGCGACGCTTTCATTTACATCTGTTGTAGGTTCATTATTTGCTGTTAGACCTGGTTGAGCTGTATATTCTATATCAACTTCACTCATATCAGATGAATTATATGTGTTAACTTTAACAAACTTGATAACACCCTGTGTAATAGGAGGACCAAAGAACATATAGTTCAATGTAAAATCAAGTTTCCACATAATAGCGCGACGTGTTAAAAAGTCTCCTTCATATGTATCAATCATTTGAGACGAATTTAATACAAGAGGAACCTCAAAAATTTCATCAGAATCATCTAGTAATTTAGCACTCAATCCAAGAGAAGGATTAAAGAATGGAAAAATTTGCTCGACAATTTTAAGAGCATCTTCCATATTTTTTGCTATAACATTTAATTCAAAATTGATATCATATGGTACAGGCGCATATCTAGAACCATCACAAATTCTATTTCTTTTATTAATTATTCTTTGTGTATTTTTAGCGATACCGAGAATTTCAAATGACATACGAGGTAAGATTATGTTGACATTTTTCTTGCCTTCCAAGTCTGCTTGAATTCTTGCTAATTCTTTTTGAATAGGAGAGTACGAAATAGGAACATCAATCATCTCAAACTCAACACCATCCGATGATTCTCTTTTAACTTGCATATCATTAAATCTGCTACCAAATATTTGAACAGCTTTTTTTAACCCTTCATTGTAAAAATAATCCATTTAATCTCCTAAAATCCGTCGCCGAATATGTTAACTTCAGAGAAATCAAGAACAGTATTAGACGATGTTTCAAAATCATCACCTTGATCATAAGGATCATTCGCTATATCATCCATAGCATTATAAGTATCATCGATTTCAGCCATTGAAGTATTAAACACATCATTAGCGCTTTCATACAATTCTAATGTTATATCCCAACTTTGTAGGTCACCTAATTGATAGAAAGGCATAGATGTTTCAACATAAGTAACTTCATACAATGCTTTCAACATAGGAACATAAATTAAATCACCTTCCAGCACACGTTCTTTGAGTGTTGTTGGCTTAATAAACTCTTTAAACGATTTTACACTAACTGTTAATGTGATTTGATTTTTAATTTGAAGGCCGAATTTTTCTAATAACATGCCCTGTCCTTCGAAGGAAGAACTTGATTTAATATAGAATTCACATGGCAACGCAGTATTAAACGAATTATATTCAAATTCATTTAATGTTTCATCTTTATTGACACCAGTTCTAGGAAGATAATACATGTCATGAGCAAATTGCTTTATGCTCTCGGAGACCAGATCATCAACTAGACTTTGTTCATTATTAGCAGTATAAAAGTTAAAATATTGATTTGACGCCATTTATCTCTTTTTATTTATATTTATAAAAAGAATTACATGATCAGATCTTCAGCAGGAATAGAATAATTATCTCTATATTCGTCTTCAATTTGCTGCAATTCTGTAATCGCATCATCATATATCAATCTACCATTAAGAGTTGTACCACCCGGCAATTGAACACCTTCAAATTTAGACATTGATTGTCCCCATACCTTTTTAATTAAGGATGTAGTATGCTTTTGAAGTATTCTGTCTGACCAAATATCAGTTTCAGTATCCGGATTAATAGAAGTCCACGCATCGATTAAGATGTAATTACCAACAGCAAGTTTCGCTTTATTGACATCTAAATGTAATTCATCGAAGTGTCTATTATATCTAATAGGGAATTGACCTACAAGCATTTCTCTGATTTGCTCATATTGCATTCTTGTAGTGAAATAGGGCACTAAACTTTCAGCCATACTTAAATCACCAACCATAGATTGAACAAATTGATAGTCATAAGAGAACATATTAGATGAAGAGCCAGTGCTTCCCAATTCAAATACCTTCTTTACGCCTATAATTTCTTCAGGAAGTGTAATATATCCGTTATCAACATCAGTTTGAGTTAATTGATGCTTAACATAAGTTGGAAGCGCTCCGTCATAATGATAATCAATATAATATGATAATGCAACTTCCACGGCATCTTCTACTTGCTCATCAGTTACATTGATGTCAATCACAGGTTTACCTAATTGTCTTAAGCAAAATTCTTTAAATTCACTTCTTGTAGCTGGTTTATGAGTAGACATATTAATCCTTTAGCTTATCTAATGTAGCTTTATTTAGAGTGCCGGTTACCTTTAAACCATTTGTTTTCTGAAAGAATTTAATAGAGCTTTCAGTATTAGCATCAGTGTCGATTTTAAAACCTTTAGAAGCAAGAAGCTCAAAATCCTTTTTAGAAGGTTTTTTAGGAGCTTGCACCTTTGGTTTGGCCGGCACTACAATTTCTTCTTTTTTCTTTTTCTTTCCGAACATTCTTTTTTCCTTATAATTCTGCATCTAGTGTTAGTTTAAAAGCTGTATATCTTCCTACTCTTGCATTTGTGCTATCAGTCGTAGGTGTAACGCGAACAATAAGCTTATCAAAACTTTGCTGATATACTACGTTAGAAGCAATGGTATCGATAAGAGCATAAGGTTTATGCATATCTGTATATGTTATTGTCGCAGTGGGTGTTGTTCGCATGCGGCCGTGATATATACCTGCTTCATAGATATTGCTTGCATCAGTAACACGCATTAGATTCATATAACTTTCATGGCCGTCGCCACCTAATATTTTATAATACCAATCACACATTGTTTGTTCAACTGATATATGTCTAGGACTAAACGGATCAGTTTCATTTGTAGCATCGCCAACAACAACGGAAACATGGGCAATTTCCAGCTGTCCAATTGCATTATTTGCTGTATTCCAAACCATACGCATCTCTAAGAAATCGTTCCCGTCTGTCCCAAGTGTATCGCCCGTAAAGTCATCTACAACAAGCGTACGTGTAAATTTCTGCCATGATGTTGTTATACTAAACGTCGTATTGTGAATGTTAGATGTTGCAGTAGGAGAACCGCCTGTACCATAATTTTGTTGAAAAAACGAAAACAGCGTCATTGCAGAACTGGCTTTAGCCCAAAAAGTTTGCGTAATAGTTTTACCACTAAATTTAGAAAGACCTTCAATTCTCTGTGCTAATACAGAATCACTAGTACCAGTTGTGGTACGATCTAAACGCACATAATGTTTAGGATTTCCCGGAACATCGGTTTGGCCCAGTGTAAAATCTTGACGAGACATGGTAATTGCTGCTCCGGTGCCTAATTCCATTTTCCATCTATCAGCAGAACCATATCCTGCTGCAGTCTGACTTGTTGCGCGTTGCCAAATATCAAAATCACCATTAATGATTTTGTTTCTAAATTGAGAAGTCATATCCTCAACTTTTTCTGTAGTGTAAACTTCGCCTTTAGAATATGTGTCTGCAACATCAAAGGTACCAAATGATCTAATAGTTACAACATCATCTTCAGTCAATGCATTATTAAAGGTAACAGAATTGGATAGAACTGAATAGTTCTGATCACTAATCAAAATACCATTAATGTAAACATCAACGTTGCCTAAATTTATATTTAAAAGATTGTTGTTATTATCCGGTCCACTGAAAATAGTTTGGCTTGCTGCAGCAGTATAGAAATAATCAATTTTAGCTACATTGCCAGGAGATGCTCCAATATATGCCAATTATTTTACTCCTAAACTTGTTGCTACTTGATTTGCTGTCGTAATAGCGCTATTTAAGATAGCTTCATAATCCTTTGGTTTACCATTTTTAATTGCATTAAGTGTTTTACGTCTTAATCCTGCTGTATTAGCTACAACTTTTCTATAAACACCAGCTTTAAACACAATCTTATTTGCTAAATCCATATAATCTTCTTCAGTTAGATCAGCCTCTGTTTCAATGATATATTTTTCTTCATCAGTAGCTGTTCCTGCGATATAATTCTTAGCTGCAATTTCTTTAACAGGCCATGCAACTTTCTCATCATTTGGAGCATATCCAGTGATTTCATCAGTAAAGTTATTAATAAAGTTAGCCATCGCTTGCTCAGCTGAAGCTTCTGTCGGATAAGGATAAACAGTTGGCGCATTTTTAGGTTTACCACCGTCAGCAATCCAATTTTTAATCATAATGTCATGTCTATTACCAGTATCAACAGGAATATTAAGCTCTTGTCCATCAATAGTAGCTTTAATCATTGTTTTTTCTTTATTAAGATACTGAACATCTTTAATGTCGTTTTCTACCATTTTGCATCCTTTTTTATATATTTATATAAATTATACTGTTGAGCCATTTACAGTACCACTATTTGTCAGTGTTAATAATGAATTACCACTAAACGCGTAACCAGCAGCTCCACCTGCGCCACCGGCAGTACCACCCGCATAATTTCCCGAAGCTCCTGTAGCACCATTTGAAGCGTTTGCACCCCAGGTTGCTCCCCAACCACCAGTACCACCTGTACCAGCATTAGTTCCTCCAGCAGCTCCACCAGCTGGGCCGCCTTGTGCTTGTCCATATCCTTGACCAACGCCACCATTACCACCCGCTCCACCAGAAGTATAATGAGTTAATGTACGTGTTCTTTTAATGTAATAGAAATTTTCGTGGTCGCCGCTTTCTTGGTAATTTTGGTACGCTAAAGAACCTCTGTGATATGTATATCCGCCGTGACCCATAGTCGTACCGCTACTGCTGCCGAGATAAGAACTATACCAGTACCATGACCAACCATACTGGTTTTTGACCCATGTTTGATGTCCTGCACGCGAATACTGCCAACCACTATCTTCATTAGTTTGATAATATCCAGTACCGCCTGTACCACCATTACCACCGCCGCCTCCACCACCGCGAACTGCACCTGTTAAAATAACATCAGTTGCCTGTTCAATAAGCACTGCTCCGCCGCCTGCTCCACCATTAGCAGCGCCGCCAGCTCCTTGAACTTCTCCTTCAATGATTACTTCTAATGTGCCGCCTCTGCCAGTACCAGTTCTAAATGCTGGCAAAGAAGTATTTGTGGAACCAATAGTTACTCCCGAAGGAATAATAACTCTTTTAGGAACTGAATTAGACCAGTCACTAGAAGAAAATAAATTCTGAGCGTTTAAATTGACTGCATTTGTAGCTGTTTCTTCGATGATATTTTGATGAAAAAGTTTCCATGTACCGTTATCGTTTCTTTTGGCTTCATCGATAACTTTCCATGTGCCATTTACGTTAACATAAGCAGTAACTGCGTTTCTCCATACACCATCTTTTTTAAGTGAAAATACCATTAATCAATATACTTTAAGTGAATGTCCCCATCTGATCCACCAGAAGGATCAGATGTGCTTGCTGTGAATGTTGGAATGTCTGTTAAAAATGCTAATTGCTGATCATACGCATATGCTAAACCTGATGCATTATCAAGCATAAATGGGTTGGCTCCGCTCCATGCATCAGTTGCTCCGTAACCAGTTAAAATGTAAAATCTATTTGTGTTAACATGAATCCAAAAATCGTCTTCGCTACCATCATCATCCTGAAGTCTAAATATGTTACCAATTTCCATGGTTGCATTAGACGATCTTAAAGTGTAACCAGTTGCTATACTAAAATCTTTTGCCATTAAAATTTCCTCTTTATATATCTATTTATTGATGTATATCCAAGTGTAGTATAGAATAACATCCAGGCTTTTGCTGAATTGGATCCTCTTGCGATGCATGATCTTCTAAATTCTGATGATGCGAATGGAACATCAAAATCACGTTTAAGTAATTCATCGTGAATAGCAGCGCCTAATAACACTTTCTTATCATGTGGACTTTGAATAAATTCTAAAAGTCTGGGAACAGAAATATCAAACACTGTTCCTTTTTCTATTTTAAGTGGATATCCAGAATTTTTTTTACCAATATCCCAATAAAGATCTTCTTCTAAAATATATTTTTTAGATTTGCCAATTCTTCTATATGCTGTGAATTTGGTAAATGACATAATATCCTCTAAATTTCTGCATCCGCATCGTAGCCATCATTGTAGTACCAATAGCCCGAAGTCACGTCAGCAATAACAGCTACGTGACTATCAGTAGGGTTTGCAAAATGTCGGTTGCTCCAATTATACGCTGCGGTGACATTAATATGCGACAAAGTAGGCGCTTGTCGCATTTTTGGAATATTATGACTAAACATCGTTGTACTGCTACCACCCGCATTAGACCCCGATGCACGTGTTTTTTCAACTCTTTGGAAATACCTCTGACACAAAGCCAATTCTTGTTGAATATGTCTCGGTGAAAACGGGTCATCTTCTAGTGTTGCATCACCTTCAACAACAGACACATGGGCAATGTCAAACGTACCTGATTGCTGCCCTAGTGAATTTGTTCGGGCATCGTGAGTTGTCCCTGCGTCAAACCAAAATAACAGCTCTAAATGGTGATCATCGTTAGTTCCATATGTAACGCCACTGTCAGATGGAATATCAACTGTGTAAGAAAACTTTTGCCATGATGTAGTTAGATTTTGAGTAGTTGACCCAATTCCAGAAACAGGAGATGTTGGGCTGCCCCCTGAACCATGATATACATAAAATTCATTACAGATATTTTTAGCACTATCTGCCTTAGCATAAAACGTAACAGTGACAGTTTTGCCAGCAAATTGTCTAAAGTTTTCTATCTTTTGAATAGCAATTGCATAGTTACCAGCGCCAGCTACAGATGTAACAACATGCCGCATAAAATACTTAGGATTTCCTGAGACATCTGTTTGACCTACTGTGAAATCTTGGCGTGAGACAGTCTTAGTTGATCCTGTATGGATGTTACTCCATCTATCTGCTGATCCATAACCTGATGATGTTTGACTTGTTGCCCTTTGCCAAATATCAAAATTACCGTTAATAATCTTGTTTCTAAAACCGCTTAAAACGTCGCCATTTATAGAAGAAATACCTTTGATTGCATCACCACTAAAATCAATTTCATTATTCTCACCAGTCACAGACGAAATGTTATTAATAGCATTATTACCAGCGTTTAAGTCACCAGTTAGCTCACCATCAGCTCTATTGATTTTGGTATCAATAACTTCGTCTGGTACAATTTTTGGTTGATATGCGTTACCTATATATGCCATTTAGCTCCTATGTAATTTCTAATATTGACATGATTGCGTCAACAGACGATGCAGCTGAAGAAGTAACACTGATAATATCACCTGGTTCTAAAACCATCTTTTGATCTCCACCAACAACAACTAACGCGCCGCCGGCTGGAATTGTTGCATCTTTAACTATTGTTGTAACATCAGCACCATTATGATGGCTGAATGTCACACTTATTGGAGATGTAGTAATGTTTGCCGCAGATAAGCCGATAACAGTTACTTGTGTGTTCGCAGCCGGAGTATAGGAGCCGATTGTTGTTGCTACAGTTCCAATTCCTCTTGATGTTTTTCTTTTAAAATTGTTTGCCATTTTTTATCCTAATGCTATTGCGTATGCTACTGCAGCTGCGTCTGTAACTGCCGCAGTATTTGAAATTTGACTATCTGTTTCAGTCTTTGAATAAACATCTAATGATGTTCTAAAACCAACCGAATCATTCTTTAATATAGAATTATTAGCGCTTGAATAGAATATCGTATCATTGTTACTAGATGTTTGCGTAGATGCCATGTGAAGAGTATTAGAGAATATGTCGTTATTTTCATTTCTTAAAACAACTGTATTGGCCTCTAATGAAGCATTTGACTGTCTTCCCTGAACTAAATCAGCGTCTAAACCAGAACCAACTCCATCATTATTGGAGTGCCATACCTGCTCTCCATTTGCCATCGTAATGTTACCATTAACGATTAATGTGCCGCCAATTGATGTATTACCAGTTGCAGAAAGCGTTCCGGTAATAGATGTATTTGAACCAATTGGTAAAGATTGAGTGTTACCAAATGATCCACCAGTAAGAGCCTTAGTGTATACTGTATTTGAGGTAAATGTACCTGAGATAGCAGTATTACCAATTGTTGTATTTGAATCTGTTGTTACGATCTTAGTGTTTAATGCATCCAATAATTGATTAGTTCTTGTAAACCAAGTAGTAAAATTATCAGTAGTAACATTTACATTAGAATAATACATACTCATTTTAACATTTCCTTAATCTGTTTTATTTCTTCTCTTAATATATTTATTTCATTTTGCATGCTTAATTTTTGTCTTTTGACCTTTTTATATTGATCAAGAGCCACATTATCTGTGTTTAAAATGGCTCCTGGATTTTTTTCTGATCTTACTAAATATTTATCGTTCATTTTAAATCTGTAAACATACAGCCCTTGTATCAGTAAGCAACGGTACTTGAGCTTTAGATGACGATAATAGAACGACCTTAATCATAAAGGTCTTATATCCTTGATAAATTTCACCTGCAGCATCAGTGTACTCAACTACTCCGCTATTGTTTTCATTTAAATATGCAGCATTCGTAACAGGAGCAGTTGTAGGAATACCAAATGAATATTCTCTATAATCTGTTGTATTACCTGTTGTTGAATATACATATTCACCTGTCTTATAATCCAATTCAGTCCATACTTTATCATTGATGCTTTCATAATCTTCGTTATGTAAGAATTTAGCATAAACTTTAATATCAGAACCGAATGGTCTATATGCGCCCACATAAACTTGTATATCCTCAGCATCTTGGCCTTCAGCAAGAACAATTGGCTTGCTTAGATATCTAGATAGAGCATTACCATATCTTGTATGCTCATCAGTGCTGTCATTATTGATGATATTTTCAATAACGAAAGATGATTTACGTATCATATCAATTACAGGAGATACATAATCATTAGTAGATGTAAGACTAATATTGAATAGAGATGATTTGTTTCCTGACATAGAAACAATTTCATTAGATTTAGAAACAACATTTCTCATTTTATCTAATTTTTCATTTTCTGTTTCAGGAACAACCTTGAAGAAATTATCATCCAGGTTATATGTCTCATCAGTACCTTTATATGAATAATCAATCTTACTTCCAGCTGGAGATATTGTAGCAAATCTTGGTACAACAGCTGAATATAACTTATTATCAACGCTAACAACGTTACCAGATGCAATAAGTGTATTTGAGTTAAATGCTGATTGATCATTGTGGAATTCTCTGTGAATTCTTAATCTATCATTCGCTGCAAATAATCCATTAGATGAATGGATAATAAGAGTATCATTCGCATCATCAACCTTTTGAACATAACCAACAGGATCTGTGTTAGATGTTAATAGTCCATCGGTTGAGTTGGCTGTGTAAACAATATCGCCAACCTGAACAGCAATAGAAGAATTAGCTTTTGTTAATCCATCCACTGTTAAGAAATCATCATCTTCATTTTCAAATGATGCTGTTCCAGTACCAGTATTAAATGATGCTCTGTATAAGCTAAATTTGATATCTTCGCTTTGTAGAGCTGTCCATGTATTTTGGTTAGCAGAAACAAACGCAACGCCAATATATGGATTAGAGAATACTTGTTGACCAGTAACAACATCTGATTGTCCTGTTTCAGCCATCCAAATATTGTATTCAGGAGAATCTGAATCAGGTTTAACTTGGAAGCAATAGAAGTTGCCAGTTGTAAGGGCAAACACATCATCAAAATTGAAAGTTGTTACTGCAGAAGCATCATCAGAAACATTAACTTCAGCTGATGTTAAATGCTTTTTAGCTATAATCTTCTTACTGTTAGGAACACCTGCTGACATTTCAGTAATATAAACAGTAACACCCATTGTGTCGTCCTTACTTTTAAAGTAAAGATCAAGTTTATCAAAGAATACAACAGTTGAATTAGGCGCTTCGACTGGGAATGACTCAGAAATTGGGTCTCCGCCTTCACCACCATTTACTTGGAATTCTTGTACAGATTGACTTGTATCAACAAGAGTTCTAGAAGCAATTGACGAAGTTGATGATATATTAGGTGTTCTTGTATTTAGAGTAATTTCTTGTGACGAAATTGACATATTAGAAGCATTATAGATAGACTTACCTGAAGTCAGGATAGCATCTGAACCCGTATCCATGTCATCAACATCGCATAGAATAAATTCTCTATCACCAACTCTAAAGCTATCATCAGGAATTCTAAAGATACCATATAAAGTACCAGAGCCATCAGTTACCATAGTTGTTCCGTAATTTACTGTTCTAGAAACAATTCTATTTTCTTGTCCTTCCAACACGTTTGTAACGCCCGATAAAGTACCTTGAGCACAATGTTCATCAACATTTGTTCTATCAAAAAAGGCATGAATTTCAGTATTTGGTTTTAATCCTGTAGCGATGAATGCTACTTCACGACTTCTCATATATGGATTAATAGAAATATCTTTAACAAACGAACCAAAGTTATAATTCTGTGAACTTACATCAACATTCAATACACTTTCAACTCTTTGTTGGTTAGTAAGAGCGGTCGTAGTTGTTGTTATATTACCAGTGGCTCTATCGCCTTCGCCGACGAATGGTGTAAATGTGCTTGTTGATGTGCTTGTTGATGTGTTAACAGTTCTCCAATCACCAAATGTTGTACCAAATGGTGAGTTAGCGAACTGTTCGAAAGGAGTCGCCAAGTCTATGTCAACATTAACAGCAGGAATTGACACCTCGTTTCTGAAGTGATCATGTTCAGGATATAATGTTACGTCGGCGTTCCACTGCCATACCGATTCAGTACAATTTCTGAATTTAGTTGCATATGGTTGTTCTGCGTACAATACAGGTGAATATGGTAATGTTACTTTAGAACCAGATACCTGAATGTTTGTTGAATTATTTGAATTCAACTGATAATCGATTGAGTGCTTGTCAAAGAAAGGTCTACCAACTTTAGCTAATGGATCAATAGAAATCTTATATTCGAAATCAGATACATTACCTAAATTATGACTAGCAAATGGTTCAGCGAAGAAACCATTCTTAAATCTATCAAGGCCGTTAGAATCAGTGATAGTTAAATCTTTAGTAGATTGTTCCAGAAGGTTTAGAGCTGTGTAATATTCTAATCTATTAAGACGACTTTCCAGTGCGCCAATATCCTTCATATCATATCCTTTATTATAAAGAAGACTGATACGTGTTTTAATATCTATACGACTAAATTCTTCGCCTTCTCTTGTTGTAAGAGATGGGTAGCCAGGTACGTAAATATTAGCAATTGGCATAGAATCTACAGGACTAATAGGTGATTTAGGAGTTGAAGAAGCTTGTCCTTCGGTTATAACCAATTCACCATCCTTAGTGATAGATAAAATATCTATACGTGATAGGTAATATTCCACATCTGCTTGGAAGTTACTATCAGGATATGGAAGATAAGAACCAGTAGATGCTTTAATATAACTGCTATTGGCTGCAGCTGGGTTAACAGTAGCTCCAGCAATTGTAGTAGATGTGTTTGCTGTATTATATTTTTGAAGTCTAAAGTCAATATATCTTCTTGTATCTAATCCGTTAATTGTAGGAATAGAACCGATATGAATATTAGTGCTATTGGCTGTATCGCCTTCTTCAACAAGAGGATATGAATCCACTGAGAAGAAACCAGCACCCGCTGAATAATCAGCTACAAAGTGATTAAGTTTAACAAGAATTCTGCTTGCTGAAGAAATGTTTGACTTATATTGTGGCTTTAATACAATAGATGCATGACCATATTCATTCAATGTTTGTCCAGTATCTAAATCGAACCATAGTGAACGATCAGGATTTGACTCGCTGTAATCAGAACCAATATAGATTGCACTGATGCTTGCTACGTCAATAAGACCTAAATTAAACGGTCCATCAACACCAGCGGATGAGCAGTCAATTTTAACAAATGTATCTTTATTGATATTCTTAGTGATAGGAACAGCACCAGTTCTAATAACTTCATAATCACCATAAACTGTCTGTGATCCAGAACCGCCGGATGTAGAAATATCTGTTGAAACAGAGAACTGAGTGTTTGAAATGATATTAACAGAACCACCAACACCAGCTAAATCCATAACATGACCTTGTGGCCAATATCTTTGGTAATTAACACCACTTTCAGTGAGTGAAGCATTAATTGTTAGAGATGTGTCTGATGCAATGTCTGTAATTCTTCTTACAGCACCTGAACTAGCACTTCTAATAAAATCATTAACAGCAAAGTCGGATGTGAATGTTGTTCCAGTACCAGTAACTGTTGTTCCTGATGCTGTGATTGTTCCTGTTTGGTTAGCTGAATATGCTTCAGTCGATAATGAGATATCAAGCTTTAATTCATTAACATCAGATAATGTTCCGGTAGAGTAATTAAGCTTTTCATTACCACCAGCATATGGTGTATTTAGCGTAAATGTGACAAACCCATTCGATTGAAGAGTAGCTGTAGCACTATCTTTAATGATAAACTGAGTATCATTAACACCATTAGAATCAGTTAATCTCTTGATTGAATTGATACCAGTATCAAACAATAGAGAATTCTTAATGCTATCCTTGATAACAGACTTACTGTTTTCTAATACAGCATCAGCTTTAGCTTTACCGAATGAACCACTAATATAGAATGATTTAGCATCATTAGAGAATGATTTTCCACTATTCATATTAATGTTGAACAGATATAATCTATATTGACATTCAGGAGTACCTTTAGTTCCTGAGCTATAAACTGCACTTCTAATATTCGCTGTACCAACAGCGTTACCGCTTGGAGCTGATCCAGAGCCAGAAACTGTAGAAATAGCATTTTGTGGTGAGTCGTAAATTGTAATCTCTGAAATGTCATTGATATCAAAGTTACCCATAAATTCATCAACAACAACATAATTTCCGTAGTTGGCTGTAATGATCTGCGCTTGTGCTTCATCAGTCTCAACAGCTCTATTCGCTTCAATCTTTTTAGCACCCAGGAATTCAACTCTATGTCCTGAAATATAACCAATACCAGGAGATACTTCGTAATTCATAAGATTTGAATTAGATGCATGTGTTAATGTTTCAACCGGGAATGGTTTAACAACATAATCACCAGACTCTTCGCTGATTGTTTTAGCAAGAGCATCACCGAGAACATCGTAATCAGAACCAGTACTTTCTTGAACTAATGTTGTGTCATTAAACTCAGCGATTGTGAAGAATGATGAGTTTGAAGATATTGCTGTTTTATCATATGATTTTAATACTGGAGATAGTTTAAGTCTATCAGCACCAGGAGCAACAGCATTTGGTTGACCCGCAGCATTATCTGTTAATGACTCATCTTGTGATGCTTCAACAATGCTTTCGGATGTGTCAAAACCAAGAACTTTATTTGCTGTATTTGTATCATATTCGCTAACAAGAACTGTTTGTGGAAGAACTTTAGAGAAATATCCTTTTTGGAAGATAACACCATCGGATGTTGTTGCACTATATGCAGTACCGATTGCATTAACAGTTGAATTAGCTGTCACAACATCAATTGTATCTACAATGTTATTACTATCCAGAGTTCCTAATTTACTTTGATCACCATTATAGATTGTAAGAGTTTCACCAGACTCGAATGTAGATACATCGTTGTTAGATCCGTCTTTACCTGTTGTAAGATAAGAGAGGTATAATCTATTTGTATCAGGATATTGAGTTAAGAAACCAGTTTTAGTGATATTCGAAACAGCTCTAACACCTGTATTGGCAGAAACAATAAGATTTTCTTCTGTAATTGTATCAATTGCAGCAGCAACATTAGATGAAAATAGGTTGTTCAATCTAACATATGGATGTGCCGAATTATATGTAATAGCAACTCCATCAACAATAGAACCTTCTTTAAATACATGCGAACCAAAGTTAGCTATTTGTTGTTGTAGCATAGTTTGGATCTGATTTAATTCTCTTGTTTGAACAGCGACAGAAGGTTTAAATAAAACCTTTACATATTGCTTTGTTTCATCAAAATCATCCCAATAAGGAGATGTATTTAGATTAGTTTGAATTTTATCTGCCATCAATTACTTTCTAGATTAATTATAAATTTAACGTCTTCTGATATATTTGAGCTTCTATCTATTCCATCATATGAAATATTATATTTGATAATATCACCAGTTGATGAAGTAATATCGTTGCTCTTTATTATATTTATTGAAGAATTGGTGGAACTTTCATTAATAATAGTTTCTCCGTTAGAAAAAGATCCTCTTATGTTATTAATTTTAATATGTGTTGTATTAGCCCAATAAACGATACCAGTCGCTTCACTTGTTTCGCCTGTAATCTTTTCATTTACCGCAAACGTAGAGTCAACATTCGCTGATAATCCCCATGATGCAGTATTTTGCTCAGATACATCAACAGTAGGATCATATACAAGTGCTGCATTATAATAAGTGATATCAGTTGGAAGTGTTGTGTCCTCAGCATTTAAGAATGTAGAAACAAAT